TGACATTGGCATGCCGACAACGGTCTCTTTCGTTATCAGTTTCATGCCCTTAAAATTAATACTTTTTTACCATTGTAAAAACTTAGGCGAATAGTGGATTCCCACACCTATGTAATGCCTTGTTTGACCCGTTGTTGTGATGCCTATACCTGTCTGAAAACCAACGCCAAATGATTTTCGTACCTTAACGAGTTGCTTCGGGTCTACTAGTATAGCGTTGGCATTGTTGAACCTAACTCCTGGATAGTCAGTTCTCATTCTAAAGAACACCTCACCTGTCTTCTTGTTCTGCTCTACCGTGTTCTCAACCCATATGTCCTGCTCTAGGTTTATTATGGCATCCGCCACTACCACACCATCGGTAGGTATGGTCACCTCGATGGACCTGTTGCTCTTGCCGAACGTGTCTGTGCGCTCCACATATATCTGCTTATAGAACGTGTCGGTGTTCACTATTGTGATCGTGTCGTATATAAACGCAGGGACTTCAATAGTCTCTCGTATCTCTGTTGTCTGATTGGTTATGGTTACAGGTGGCTGAGACCTATTGACTGCTATGCTATCACCTAGCTCATCTAGCTTTAAGTTCAGTGCCCTGATATCGGCAGCATATAGCCCATCGCTATCCATGTAGTTTCGGATAGTGTCTAATAGTGCAACGTTGTTGTTTTGTATTCGCTGTATCTCCTGCTGATACTCCTTCTCCTGCTCACACTTGTTTAGTAGCATGAACGCAAGGAATATGCAGAACATATATGGTATGGCTTCGTTCCAATTAAACTTCTTCATCCACCCATCCTGAGTAAACAACGAATTGACCATCTACAGTGTAAGTGTATTTGCTGATAATAAACTCATCATCAGGTAGCTGAGTGCCCTCAGGAACGTCAACTATTTCTAGCGTATCCGTCGAGTTAGCTCTCTGAACTTTATGTGGGGTAGCGTCATTCCAGGCATAGTACACGCCATCATCCTCTAGTATAATATTATCTGCTATTAAGCAAATCTGTCTGTCTGATTCTGTTACTAAAAATTTCATTACGAATTTGTTATTTCAAAGTTATTCATTACTACACCTCTAAATTGTGTACCTATACCTTGTGTTCTAAAAGCAGCTAAGGCTATTCCGTGGCCTGTGTCAGCTTGACCTACAAATGGCTGTCGCATTGAGTGCCCACTTGTTGGATTGCTTGTGTCTTCTAATACAATATCTGAATCAGATGAGTTGTATTTTGATACGTCCCAGGTATTTGCACTTGAATTATAGTACACAGGAAATACTTCAACATCACCTGTGCTTGAACCACTATTCCAAAAGCCGAGTCCCATTATGTATTGAGTTTTACTGTCTTCTTGGCCATTATAATATTTACGCAAAGTATGCTCAAGACCTCGCCTGTTACTGTCACCAAAACTTGCAGGTGTACCGATAGTTAAAGTAGTGCCATCCCAAATACAAGTAGTTAATTCTACATCATAGTTAATCCTATCTAAATACGCTAAAGGAGCCCTACCATCTTCTATGCTCCAAGGAGCATCAAGCATAGGGTGATTAGAGCCGCTTTTATATAGGGTATCACCTATAGCCTCTACAAGCGTATTGGTGCTTGCGTTGTACTCGTATACAGCGTAATACAATAGACCTGACGAAGTTGCTGACTTTACGTAAAATATAGCAAAGCAATGCTTGCCTCCTACCGTTCCTAAGTTGACTAGCTGACTCATACCATTACCAGCGGCTGGACCTGTGCCCATTGGGTAAAGTATACCTCGACTTGTAATTGTTTGTGAACTTATGTCTAAATCCCAAACCCTCGCATAAGGAAACGCACCTGCCTTTGTTAAACCAACGGATGCAATTGTATACACATTGGCACTTGGCTTATTTATAACTGCAAATTTAGGTAGCCTATCTATATAGTTGTTTGTGTCTCCATCATTGACTGTGAAGTCTATGGTTACGTTATTTGTCCCACCATTATATGTACACACCTTAAATACGTTCCCTGTTCCTACTTCGGGACATATCATAACACATTTAGAGTCTGTTAATCTAATCATACCAAAAGCTTGTCCCCTAGCGTAAGGGTCAAAGTCAGCTGTGCCATTAAAAACGGCTGTAGTGGATGAACTAGTGGTCAGAGTTGAACCACTTTGCGTTACACCAATCGCTGTTAAATCTTGGTTGTCTGCGTTGCCTGCTTGTGCGAATATATATACATATCGACCTAATTGAAGTTCAACACCTCTACCATTTATGTTGGCATCGATATCTCCAGTTATGATATTTGATTGCGTACCAGCGTTACCAACTCCACTTACACTTACACCAGACGATATGGCTGCAAGAACTCTCCTGCCAATATATATGGCGTTGGCTATCATTATCGTAGAGCTATGATGTCAGTGGCGGTTGTTGTTGGAGCCCCAGAGTTTACATTAAAAACCTTAGTGACCTGTACGGGAATAAATGTTCCTGCGGGGACACCCTTGAAAGTTACTTCGTCACCTCCAGCGGTCTCTACAGTAATATTACCAGCCCCACCTACGTATAAAACACAAGGCTCAGTGCCTTCGCCAGAAAATACACTATAAATAACGTTGAGCAGTCCAGCTGTTTTCGTCGCCAAAGTTTCATCAAGTGCTCCAGTTCCACTAAGCAAAGTTAAAACTGTTGTCGCCACAGACTTAATGGTGTAATATTTTGTGTCACCAGCAGCAATTGCTATCTTGACGATATCTCCTGATTTTACTCCCAAGGCCACAAAGTCTTTTCCCGTATCAGTTAAAGTTGCATCATTTGATGCTGAACCAGTCGCTGCTGCTGTTGATGCGTCAACTCCTGTAAGATTTGAAGTTATTAACTTACCTGGGTCTGGAATTATTGTTGTTGAGCCCGTAGTAGGTATTACGTCTATCGCTCTTTCTGTTTGTAATTTTTGGTATGCCATAGCGCAAAGTTAACTATTTTTCTTGTAAGGGAATAGCCTGTTCAGTGTATCTCTACGCTCACCACATCCACAAGGTTTACCTGTTACCTCAGATGCCTTTTCGACAACCTTCTTGATCCCCGTGGCCTTAGTGAACTTCTCTATGCTATCTCCTAATCCTCTTGACTTCATCAGTACTTTCCTTTTCTACTCTTTGGTGAAGACTTCGTTGATCCGCCTTTACCAGCCCAAAGAGTTTTACATGCCCAATATCGAGCAGTCAGTTTGTCTTTTGCTGTAGAGCATTTATGTCTTGCTCTAAACGACTTCCTTGCCGCAGCAGAATAGTTGTGACCATATCCCTTAGCACCAAAATGGATTAGCTTTTCTTTGCCCCCTGAGCAAGCCTTAACCATCTTCTTCTTCCCAGCCCTGTCCGAGGGTCTAGGTTTATTACATGCCATTTTGGATTTATCGGCCATCTACTTTATAAGTGACTTTACTGCTGACCAAAGTTTAACAGATGCGATACCTAGTCCAGCACCACCTATAATTGTTACGCCTTTAGCCAATAAAACTCCTGCAATTATTGCAGCATACACTGCTACCGCTAAGTCGCCAGTAGCCCATTTTAATATTTCGTTTAATTTTCTCATACCCTAAAGATAGTGATTATGTTTTTTTATGTTTCCGCCTTATGGCTTCTTTACCTCTCTTAAATATTCTGACGACCTCAGACTTGCCCATAACCTTGGCTCTCTGCTCTCCTACGGTTAGTATCTGAATTTTTCTTGCGAACGGCTTCTTAATTTTTTTAACCTTAGCAACAGTAGCACGAGCATCACTAGGAGTCGCAAATTTAATTCTGACAGTATCTTTCGGATTTTCATCTGTATATAGTCTTCTACCTGAACCCTTAGGCTTTTTGCCTGTCCCCACTCTAGGGTCTTTCTTTTTTCTAGGCATACTTATCTAGTATACTTTTTAGTCACTCTTCCTGCACGAGTGTTTGCAACCACAGTCTTCCCTTTTGCACCCGCACGTTTCTTTTTCCTTGCAGTGGCAGCACGTTCCGCCTTGCTCATGCTTCGAGCTTTCTTTAGAGGAAGACAGCGGTCTGGGTTCTTCTTGTCTTTGCTCGTTCCGCAAGCTCCCAATATCGACCCGTCCGTTCCTATCCTTACCCATTTCTGTTCCCTCCATTTTTTAAGCTCTCCCATTTTTCTTTTTCTTCTTTCTGTTGCTCTTGCGTAGAGCCTTGAAATCTTCAGATGTGATCTTGTCGTATGGCTTTGCCATCTTAGCAATCTTTTGCTGTGCTGGTGTTAACTTTTTCATATTAGTATCCCATTGACTTTTTTTCCATGCCGTAACCTGGATTATCCTTTTTTGTTCCTTTCATTAAGTCTGCTAGCGCACTAGCCTGAGCCTTGCCTGTAGCAGTGTATGGAAACTTAACCGTCATGTTTTTACCCGTATCAGGGCACTTGTATTTTACTGTTGGCATTATTTCTTCTTTTTAGCTTTAGATAATGATTTTAACATTCGGTCAATCTTCGCAGCCTGACCCTTATGCATCGCTGATGCTTTCTTTAGTTGAGATGATATCTCTCTTAATTTTTTAGCGTCCATTACTTCTTACCTTTTGCACCCTTAGCATAGTTCGGGTCTTTACAATACTTAGAGGCCGCCATATTCGCATACGCTGATGGGTATGTGTCAAACGTTCTCTTAGCCCACGCTATGCCTGCGGGACAAATTTTGTTTCCTTTCTTTTTAGTTCTACCTTTTGCCATTATCTATATTTTGGAGCTAGACCATAATTCGAAGACACCTTACCTGTAACGGGTTTTGCTTCCGTTAGCCTACGAGCTTTTGTTAGCTTACCTGTAACGGGTTTTGCTTCCGTTAGCCTACGAATATCCGCGTTCCTAAAATTAATAGATTCATAATCAATTGGATTTATAAGTGGACTTTTCTTTATGCCACCTGTCTCGATGGTCTTTGCCGTTCTTTTCTTTCCGTTTGCCATAGTTGTTAAGGTTAATATCTATTTCAAAGAATTTTTAAAGGCTTCTCCTTCATAGAAATTATTAATAAGTTTATCAATAAAAGTGTTTCGCATTGAAGTGTTTGCCTTTATCTTATCAATATGCTTCTTTGATGGTTTGCTTTTAAAGTGCATGTCATAAACAATATAAGGTTGGTCTAATGAGCCCGTACTCATTTCAAGGTCCTTCTTAAAATCATAAGATGTTCCCTTTACCTTTCTGTACTTAGGTAAGTTTGGTTTACTTTTCGGTTCTTCGTTTTTCATGCTCTTGATCTGTTTCTTGCTCTGTTTTTACTCTGCGCCTCCAAGAACGTGGATCCATCTTTTCTATGAGATACATCCTTCTTGTCGCCATTGCCGTAAGTACCCCTCTTCCTATTCTCCTTATTAAGCAAGCTCCTTTTCTTCTTCTCCTTCTTTCGCTTGTTGTACTCTCTTTGGTACTCAAGCCTTTTCTTGCGAGCCTTAGGGTTTTTCTTATAATATTCTGAGGTTCTACTCATATCTTAGCAAAGATATGGAAAATACACTTAAGTACTGGAAGCCTGTTCGAGAATGGATGAAAGCCAAGCATGGATTACTACAAGCCGATTTAGATATGCTTCTATTCCTTTATGACGAGGGAACATTCAAGCAGTCCGACATCAAAAACTTCAGCAAACTATTATCGTGGGATAAATCAAGACAAGCCCGGCTTATGGATAGCGGTTGGATCAAGATGATTATGAAGGGTAAGAAGATTAAAGACACTACCTACCGAATGACAGTAAAGGGCAAGTTGGCTATAAATGAAATGTACAAACGCCTTAACGGAGAGGTGTTCGACGAGTCGAACGCCCTCTACCGTAATGACGCTGGTTACCAAGCCAAAAGATATCGTAGGTTTATTGAGAAGCTGAATCAGGAGCGCATACAATTACAGCGTCACGGTCACGTATAACGGTAATAACCATTCCGTCAAACATGGCATCATGACCTGCGCTCTTGTCGTAGTATATAACATCACCCTCCTTTACGCAGGTGACTTTGTCTCCAGCTCCTAGAACGACACCCTTGTTGTATCTGAAGTGCAACGCATCGTCCTCAGACAATAATAAACCGCTCTCGTTCTTGAGCTCTTCCTGAATCTTCTCGATTATTACGTAGTTATTCACCGCTTTCATATGTTCTTGCTAAAGTTATTATTGCATTTGTACTAAGTATTGTTGTGGCAACCGACACTGCGTTACGCAATGCGTTCTTCGTCACCTTTGCCGGATCAACAATCCCCATATCAATCATATCTCCATACTGATTGTTCTTTACGTCGTACCCCTGCACACCTCCAAAGAATCCGCCATCAATAATGTCGTCTAGGTCGTACCCTGCATTCTCTAGTATCTGAGTGATAGGAGCCGTAAGCGAGTTGCACATAATCTTACATGCTACACTAGCCTCATCATCCCCATCAACCTCGCAGTAGTTATTGTACAGCGCAACCCCTCCACCAGGTAATATTCCCTCCTCTAGGGCTGACTTAACCGCACATACAGCATCATCTACCCTGTCATAGAGCTCTTTTTGCTCTAAATCCGAGTTACCACCCACATAAATCACCCCAATGGCTCCTTGGAGCCCCGCAATACGCTTAGAAATGAAGTCCTTGTCCTGTTTTTTATGTGCTTCCTCTCTTTGAACCTCTAATTCTTCTACTCTCTGCTTGATTTCGTCGTTATACTCTTCGCTTCTTATGATAATTGTCTTATCACGACCCACAATAACCTTTTCTGCGTGCCCTAAGTCGCCATAATTCGCAAATTGTATGTTATCACCCGTCTGTTCAGACAAATATGTAGCCCCAAGAGCCAATGCAATGTCTCCCATGAGCTCATGCTTACGATATCCGAAGTCAGGTGGTATGATATTACAGAATTTTAGTCCATTTCTGACTACATTGGCTGCTAAGGTGTTAATAACGTTCTGTGAGCACGTTCCAATAATCAAAAGTTTCTTCTGATCGTTAATAATCTGCTTCAAAACGTTCTCTATGCTTATCAGATTCGATATCTCTTGGTCTGTTACAAGAACATGCACGTCTTCTAGTATGCACTCGTCCCTTCTTTGGTCGTTCACAAACAACGGAGAGGTGTATCCTCTATCAAGCTGGATTCCGTGGGTGACCTCTGAGGTAGTATCTGATGTCTGACTCTTCTCTACGGTAACAACTCCGTTCTTCAACCCTACCTTCTTGTAGGTGTCGGCAATAACCTTGCCTATCTCTTCGTCATTGTTGGCGGATATAGTAGCCACATCCTGCAATTTCTTTTGGTTTACCTTAATTGACTCCTTATCTAGCGACTTTATTATCTCCTCAGCCTTCTTGTTAAGGGCTCTTAGAACTTCAGTCACATTATGGTGGGGCTCAATCAGCCTTAGTCCCTCTTTCACTATGGCTTCCGTAAGGACGATGGCTGTTGTAGTTCCATCACCAGACGATAGGGCCGTCCTATCGGCTGCTTCCCTTACAATGCGAACAGCGAGATTCTCGACAGGGTCGAGGAGGTCGATGGAGCGAGCCACGGTGACTCCGTCCTTCGTGACTGTAATGCCATGCGTATGCTCGTTAGATTCTATCAGTACTGTGTTACCTCTCGGACCGAGAGTTGACTTGACCGCTTTAGCGATCTGTTCTATGCCACTAACTAGACGTTCACGTCCTTCCTGGTCAAAGCACAGGTTCTTTGGTTGGTAATTCATATTAGATTTAATTTATGCCACTAATATAGAAATAAAACATGACGACCTGACAACTTTTTTCCACGATATACTCTCTTATATATTTATTCTTCAAATATTTTTTTAATACTAATTTTTTGACTACTAAAGTCGTCATCTTGTCATAAATGTTGATATATAAGGATTCTATCATCATAAAGTCGTCATAAAATATGATAACTTTCGTCATAATACTGCTCCTATAGCTCAACTGGATAGAGCAACTGCCTTCTAAGCAGTAGGTTTCAGGTTCGAGTCCTGATGGGAGTACTAAAAGAAAAATATGGAGGATAAAGTAACAATTTTAATCGAAGGCGAAACTGGAGGACTAATGTCCTTTCAGTTTACCGGAACTAGGAGTCAACTTATTGATATATTGTATTCTGCAATGAGGGAGGATCAAGAAGTATATTTCTTACTCACTGAAGCATGTCATCACTATGAAATGCATCTTTCAGGTAATTAATATTTTTTTACTTACGTCTTGTTGTTACGGGCAACATTCGTATTTTGGATTGACGCAAGAGCAACTTATGAAGGAATCTAAGCGTGACGGATATAGGGTTATGACTCAGCTGATAGACAGCACGATAGTCTATACGCTTACAAATGACTGGGGCACGATAAGGGTAGCCTATGATCCAAACTCAAAGCTGCCATCATATATAATATATAGAGAAGATGAATAATATACTAACCATAGCTGTGGGAATATTGTTGATTGATATTGCCATACTATTTCATAATAGAGATAAGTTTACAACGGATTCTTTTTTATGTGTAGGGGAGGAGGTTACGGATACCGTTCAGGTTGAAGAGCCTCCTCTTTTTTTGGACACCATGTACAATGACTATTGTCCGTATATACACTACCAGCACGACAGCACCGTTGACTCCATAACACTACACCTAGATTCGTTTGAGTTCCACTCAACGGGTCATGTGTCTAGTGGCTATGGATGGAGATGGGGCAGGATGCACTACGGAATAGACTACGCAGGATGTAACCGGGACACCTCCAGATCCGTATGGGATGGAGTAGTTCGGTATGCTCAGAGAGGGTACAATGGCGGGTACGGTAACTTAGTTGTGGTGAGACACTTCAATGGGTTGGAGACTTACTACGCTCATCACTGGTCACTGCTAGTAGAAGAGGGCGACACCTTGAGCGCAGGCGATGGGATAGGGATAATAGGATCAACAGGCAGGTCGACAGGGCCACACCTCCACTTTGAGGTTCGGTTCTTGGGTGTGCCTATAGACCCTGACCTAGTAAAAGGAGATACATTGACATTAATAAAAGATAGATACGACTATGGGGTATAAGATATTAAAGGAAGTATACGTAGGGCCAAAGTCCATAAACGTGTATATGCTAAATGGAATGAGTGAGGTGCTTCAGATTGAGAGGGCTAGCGAAGCGATGGAGCTGGTTAACATACTCAACAGGAACTCTGATAATAATACAACCTATAAACTAGTATCATGCAAAATCCAAGATGGGACGAAAGTATAACTCCGTTTATACAGTCGGCCAAAAACAGGGCTGCATCGTCTGAAAGATATTATATTGCAGCAAAGATTAATGATATCATAAGCAAGTCTAAAGACGATAGGCAAGCGATTAACTTAATAATAAACTATATAAATGGCTTACATAGAATCTAGTTTCCCACCTGTAGATGTGTGGGTACGTGCTGAATACTTATACGATATGAAATCTCATCACGGTGAGTTCTTACTAGGGCGGATTGTATCCGTTAGATGCTTGCCGGGTCAAGTGCCCCTGTTCCAGGTTCTTCTTGAGAATGGCGTAATGAGAGATAAACTTCCGTGCTCTGCATTGATAGATAAGGATGCTAATCCTCATGATGTGCCACATATGCCGTTTCACCAGCTGTGTCTATGGAATAGTTTTAGTAAGACGTTCTCCGTTGTGGAGTTGGCATATATAGCAGATGCGACAGCATCGGTGTTTATGAAGGACCGTAAATGGTACGATGGTGAATACCTATGTACAATACAATGGGCATGTGAGACAAATGAGAATGCTGACCTCACACTAAGTGAGACTCCGCACGAACATAAGTCGCATCACATAATAATACTAGATAATGGGTGCTTTGCTCTGCAACCTAACAATAGGGTGCGATGGATCGAACCATCATTCACCACGAAAGATTTCCCCAAGAAGCCTGACTACAAGGTATGCACCCAGACATACAATGCTGAGGGGCACGAGAAGTGGATAACCGAAGATAGTGATAACTACTTCTATACTACTTGCTCAGTGATTTAATATCGTCCAGCATGTCTTTGCGACGCATTGCATCTACCATCATAGAGATCTTCTCTTGTCTCTTAATAGCCTTCTTCATGCGGGCCATTCTCTGCAACCCTGTAATTGAATCAGGTCTGTCATTGATTAACCTGCCGTTCTGAATTCGTAATCCTTCCATTGTCTTTGTTTTTGTAAAAGTATAAAATTCACGAGACACCTGTAGGTTTCGGGTTCTATAGCGTTTTGTAATTTTTTTATAATTAATAAAATGACCCCCTGCCTTGTTTTTGCTTTTTACCAAACAAACGTTTGGTCAATTTTTTGCCGTTTTTATTACTACCCTATGTTAATATGTTAATATCTTTTTTTGTCTATGTCCTGTAAATTTTGTATACGCAACGCTTCGACGTTTTACGTTCATATTTCACCAAAGATTTACGCCAAAGTTTTACGTAAATCATGACCTAAAAGTTCAGCACAAATTCCATTCAATTTTACTTCGAAGTTTTACGTTTTTTCTTCGCACATTTTGCGACATAGTATAACCACATTCTATGCGTATACGTGTACATTTTTGCTCTCCCCAGTCAATATATATGCATTTTTTTGAAATTTTTTTTACTTCATAATTGATTGAATGCCAAAGGATTACACCGACTGCCCTATAGTTTTTGAAATTTTTTTTTGCAAAATAGTTGCATAAGTAAAAAGTATTCGTATATCTTTGTATTGTATTACGGCGGTGGGAATGGCAAGGTGCTCTAATAATCTTGATATTATTTCTTTTGATATCTACAAGGGTTATTACTCACCACTCATTCATGGAGAAAGTAATATCGTTATTTAACATCTTGAATAGTACACGTTAGGAGAACGAAATCTAAGCCAATATGTCACGCAAGGGCATTTCGGTATTGGGAAATATGAAGTACTTTATCGATATCATTCGGGTCTATAGTCACGCAAGGGCTATGTCAAATGGTTTGAATGGTTGCGTTTGTTGGGGGAGAACCCAACAGATAAAAGGGAAAAGATTTACGAAAAGTATTTCGCCAATTAGGTAGGAGTAAATTATCAATGGGAAAGTGTACGGCGCTTGTGACGAATGAAGGCGGCGCTAATAGTCATTCACAAGATAGCCAATGTGCGGCAACATCCGAAAAGGAACACCCAACACGAAAGTTAGGGGTTAAGTTTATCTGTTACTTAGAATAGCGCATCGAAAGAAAATTATTTCTTAGGTCTTAAAACCGTGGACGGTCTTTACTAAAGTTCGACTCTTTAGCACGGTTCTGTGCAATATTGCACTTTAATTATTTAATTATTTATCATGTCAAAAATTAAGACAAACACAAAGAAAACCGTTTCATTAACTTCTGTTCTCACAAAAGAGCATAGAGATTTCATTAACAAGACCTACCTTTCACCGAGTGGTCACATGAAATATTTCATTCATGATGAACTTGGTAAAAAAGCCATTCGTGCTATTGTAAAAGATAGAAACGAAAAATTTGGTACATCAGTAACGGTAGAGCAAATATTAGGTAAAGGAAATCCAAATAAGATAATGGAATTCATGTCTGAATACCGCAAGAATTCAAAAGACGGAAAGCGCAAAGATGCAATCTCCATGTACTTCTTTATTCAAGCGATTGGTAAGTTTATCGAAAGCAAAAAAGTTGCTAAGAAAAAGTAAGACTGCCAGACTTCAGATGATTTTTTGATAGGGACATTTATGTCCCTTTTTTTATGCCCTATAGTTAGGGGATTTTTTAACGTGAAATCATTTTCACACTCACTATTTATTACTATGACAAATTTTATTTTCTCAAGTTCTGTTCAGTTGAACAGACATTTAGACATCCTTGAAGAAGCAAGGGAGACTCGCCTGGCGGAAATCCGTGAAGAAGCAGATCGCCAGATTGCCATGCTTATGGAACAAATAGGCGAAGTAGACTTAGGCGAATTAGGTCTAGTCGAATGGGACGTTTAGGCGTACCAAAACCACGTTTGGAATAAATAGAGGTTCGATTCCTCTGCGTGGTTCAACGTACAATGGTGTGCGTTATAAATCATAATCTATGTATAATATAGCACGTTTTTTTAATTCGCTGAACTATGTCTGTATTGTCTGCGCCTGTCTTATGGTGTTGGGCAATATTGACTTTTGCGAAAATATGGAGGAGTTGAAGACTTTAGCCTTCAATGGATTCCTCATTCTTATGGCAGGGCAATACTTCCGTGTTGTCAGTTTATTAATCTTAAAAGGAGAACAATGAAAAATACATACAAATACGAAATTATCGAACAAGCCGTATCACACGGCAAATTTTTCACACGCAGAGACTTCTATGGGTTCGTGTGGTGGGCTAGGGAAAAGATATACAAAAGTGAACCTTTCTATGACCAACAACTTGCCAAGTGGATTAGCGAGGGGTTGATAGAAAAGGTGGCGAAGAACAAGTATGCGGCTGGGGACTTAGCGGAGACATACCTCGAAGACCCAAAGGTTCATAGAGCAATCATCAAGGAGCGAAGGGAGCAGAAGAAAACAGACAACCTTGCACAGTCCTTAGTGGGTAAGATGATTCAGAGGGTAATTTGGCTCAACCCAAATGACATGCCTCGTGATTGGAGTGGTTCGCCAGTCGTGCTCGTATTGAGTAACGGAATGTGTATTATGCCACAGCGAGACGATGAGGGTAACGATGCAGGCGCACTGAGAGTGTGCGATTGGAATACGATTGATGAAATCGGAATTATTGGTAAGAACTAGAAGTTCAATTTGTTAATGTTAAATAGTAAAGTATGAGAGAGTCTTATATACTAGAGTGGAGAGAGGTTTTTAATTCACTGAGACGTGAGGTCGGGCAAGACCTTGCAATAAATGATTCAAGTCCAAGTAAAATTGAATGTTCAATCAGACATTGGGGTAATTGGGATTACGATTGGGAAGAAGGTGGTGATGGTGATATGGTTCTATGTGATAGTTCTAGGTCTGCTATGATAGACATAGTAAAGCACATTCACAACAAGTACCCAGCCTTCAATGTCCATTGGTACATGAGTGAGAAGAATTGGATTGATTTTATAATTATAAAAACGATATGATGAGACAAGTTTTTTATTCGATTAGACGTAGACTACATCCTGTCTACCAACGTGACCTTGAGTTTTATTCTCAAGACGACAATGAGTTAGTATGCTGTATCAGAGGATGGGGTAAGTGGTATGGTGATTCTGAATTGGAAGATGAATCAGTTTCAGAACTGATTGATATGATGCATCATGTCAAGAAAGACAATCAAGAGTTTGATATTGACTTCGACATTTCAGAGAAGGAGCGAATTTATTTTATCGTCCAAAAAAGAGAGCAATGAATTACGTAGAATACTACAAGCGGAATCGCTTACTCAAACCAGGCAGTACGAATGCGAAGACATCCAAAAGTGAAACGCCTACTGCCATTATGTATATGTCCCCGTATAAGGACAATGACTTCGGACGGAACGTCTGTTCACATGCCAAGACTTGTATGAAGCCCTGCCTATCTGAGGCGGGGCGTGGCAAGTTCAGTAGTGTACGTGTGGCTCGGAGGAACAAGACAAACTTTTTCTTCAGTGACAAACGTGCGTTCCTTACTCAGCTGAACAATGATCTGGAGCGACTAGCCAAACGAAAACACACGACTGCCGTGCGTATGAACGGCACAAGTGACTTGGACTTCGTGTCTATGCTGCGAGCAATGCAGAAGGTTGACGTATTGCAGTACAAGAATCTTCAGTTCTATGACTACACCAAGAATCCAAATCGTGTCAAGCGTTTCGCAGGTACTAACTACCTACTGACGTTCAGTTACGATGGGCAGAATTGGGATGATGCAGAGACATCGATGACAGATTATAATACGCCTGTGTCTGTGGTGTTCAACCTCAAGAAAGGTGAAGCACTGCCGAAGACCTGGCGAGGGTTCGATGTCGTGGATGGTGACGTGGCGGATGACATTATGATTGGCAAGAGAGGTAAGTACATACTCGGACTTCGGTTCAAAGGAACTAAGGCTAGGTTGGAGGAGGGCATTCAACTTGGCTTTGTAGTAGACAGCCCATTTATTTTTAACTCTTAAATATAATTATGAAAGACAATAAATTATTGAACGAAGTTATTTCATTTCTAATGGATAATGAACAATATGGCGATGATTGGGGAGAGCATATCGAATTACTTAATAAACTAACAGAAGAGAAATAATGGGCTACTTAACAATATTTTATTACGAGACCTATGAGGGTAAGAGGTATCATTTTCATACGCAGCATTGCTACCGTCCAGCGTCCACAAAGGCATGGAAACAACTAAAAAAAATACTCAGTGAGAAGAGAGATAATATTCGCACCATAGGTTATGATATAGGCGATGAGCCAATGGCTTTAAGATACGAATGGAAAGGTGAGTTTATAAAATTAGGATAATTAAATAAGGAAGTATGAGATATAATGCAACAATAAGATGGATTGACAACGGAAACATTCAAGATGTAGTTATGAAGATTGGAGAGGTAGGCTGGGATGACGATGACATCTTCTTCTACCTTGAGGATGAAAAAGAAATTGAAGAGTTTAAGAAGGAAGGCTCACACGAGTGGGTATTAGTTAACATAAATAAGGAATCGTGAAGAAACTTTTAGCAAGAATAGTAACGCTGCTCAGTACTGAGACAGAGCAGTTTAGTCAAGCCAAGAAAACGCTTGAGGATTTAGGGTACGTGATAGATGTTTGTCACATATGCACCGTCACTGATCGGTACGAGTGTACAGAGGAGGACGCCAAGGATATATTGAATGACGTGTACAACGAGGTGTGTGACATAATCGATGAACGCGTAATTGATAGGTGTGAATTTTTAGAATATAAATACAAGGAATCATGAAAGATTATATTATTTACGACAGAGCCAACGATACAATGTTACGCTTCGAAAAGAGTGGAGAGGTAATCATCTACGGCAATAAGCAAGAAGCTATTGATGATTTGTACGGAAACGAAGAGGTTGTGGCGATTGAAGACCTATCCATTCGCAATCAGCAAATTATTTCACAACAATTAAAGAAGGAATCATGAGTGAAGAAACATTATTCGACATTTTTATGACAGCCATATGCTTCGCAATCGTAGCACTTGGGATTTTATCATTTATCATTTTATAGTTATGAAACACAGGATAGAAATAATAGATTGGAAATGGGTAGCCGTAGTAACTATTATACTATGGATTTGGGCAGCACTTTTAAATTAGAAATGATGCAAGTAATAAACACTAAGACTGGCGAGGATATAACTCGTGATTACCTTGCCCTACTTGAGGGCAAGATGACTAAACAAGAATTTGAAAAAAAATATAATCTAAAATAAAAATTATGAAGTACAAAAGACACTTAGTAGAACTTAAATCAGTTGGGAGTTTTGTAGACGTTATAAACTCTATAGTCTACCCGGCAAACAAAGATGGTACACCAGATCTTAACTGCCCAACGGCATTGTCGTTTGACTTTGACGAGTTTCTCGACGACAACTCAGAGTGGTGGGATGCCATGAGTAAGGAGGATAACACTCTATTGTGGAGTACAATGTTAAAAATAGCAAAGGAATTAAATTAGAAATTATGGGAAGATATTATACAGGAGATATAGAAGGTAAGTTTATGTTCGGTGTTCAAGGCAGCGACGCTGGAGAACGATTCGGTGCAGTTGAAAGTAATGTGATAAGTTATTCAGTATCTAGGAGATGTTACGATGACATCGTAAAGGAGCTCAAGTCTATTGAGAAGAGCGGATGCTTAGAGAGAGCGGAGGCAATAATGAGAGAAGGCTACGAGCCGAAATCGCATTTCGCTCAGACTCCAGAAAGGAGAGACTTAGAAGATTATGCTGACTACCGAATGGGTATGAAAATCAAGCAGTGGTTTGATGACAATCCAAAGGAGGACTACCTATCCTTTGAAGCAGAATGTTAACAGATGTTAAAAATTTGTTATTGCAAATTATTATTTGTAAAATTGTTAAAATTACTTTCAAAAAGAGTGCATTCACACTCACTAAAATTAAATTATGAATAAACTACACTTAAAAGATTTTTGGATTGAAGAAATCAAAGAGATTGCTAGGGGTAACCTGGTGGACTTGGAGGTTGTATTCACGCTCGATGATACCGCAGTGCCTATCAAATGGCAAAAGAAGTTAATACCAATGGAAAATATAGAGCAGTTCTACTACGACGAGGGGTTAGACCATCGTGAGTTGTTAGGGCCATCACACCTTGATTCTTCGTATGACAGAGTGTGGAAGGTTGATTTTTGGGATGAGGTAAGAGACGGATACCTAGAAGATTTCGTCAAGGATTATTTAATTGAAAACTTAAAATAGAATTTATGGGAATGTTTAGTTGGATTACAATGGATACGGGAAGAAGTATCCGCAACAGACACGCTGAGGGCTACAAGCCACGGACAGTGTATATGCGAGACCAGAAGGGGAACGTGTGGACAGAGCATGAGTACGATGGGTATGGTGTGTTCGGTGGCAAGGACTTTTATCAGTTGCTCGCAGAGATGAATCGCGTTGAGGGGTTGACGGGTGATGTGAACAATGATCGGCAGATTGGTATAGACTTGGCGTTTAGTGATAATCCATTCATATCACCGACACTTAACGAGCAGTATGATTCGCCTTGGGTTGGAGAGCACAATCAAACGTGCCCTGACCAAGGTTATTTCTGTCAAGACAAATACGAGGAGGATGATGAGACATGGTAGTTTATTTTCAGGTATAGGTGGGTTTGATCTGGCAGCTCAATGGATGGGTTGGCAGAACGTATTCCACTGCGAATGGGAAGATTTCCCACGCAAAATATTAAAACATCATTTTCCTAAATCAGTATCATATGGAGACATTAAAAAAACAGACTTTACTATTCACAGGGGACAAATCGACATCCTCTCAGGGGGATTCCCCTGTCAACCTTACTCCGTCGCAGGTAAGAGAGAAGGTAAAAACGACGATAGACACCTCTGGCCGGAAATGCTTAGAGCAATACGAGAAATTAAACCAAGGTACGTCGTGGGCGAAAACGTTCGTGGACTGCTTAGTTGGAATGGAGGATTGGTTTTCGATGAGGTGCAAGCTGACTTGGAAAATGAAGGCTTCGAAGTCATCTCGTTTATACTTCCAGCTGCAAGCGTCAACGCCCCGCACAAAAGAGATAGGGTATGGTTTGTTGCTCACGCCAACGACCAGGGAGGACGTAGTAAACTTGGAGACATTTCAAAAGCGGATGGAGAAGTATCCCAACGGAACGACTATGCCGAATTTAGCTACCCAAGTAAGCAGCATGATGTTGCCAACACCCAAGGTTCAGGACGAACGCCATGCACTGAGGGACAGGGGCAAGAGCAATCTAGGCGAGGAGATGGCAGAGGTCGGATATCAACGCACTGGGACTCCTTCCCATCTCAACCCCCTGTTCTGTGCGGAGATGATGGGATTCCCCGTGAATTGGACGGTATCACCTTTCCTAAGTGGAGAAAAGAATCAATCAAAGGATACGGCAACGCAATAGTACCGCAGGTAGTGTATCCCATATTCAAAGCAATCGAAAGATTGGATTAGTTAACCTCAATAATTTAAATGGAATTAAGTAAACATCAGAAGAAAGAAAGGATGACAAGCATAATGCAACACGTTGGCATCATAAAGGATAACCTACTAGACATGTATCAATTGATGGATGTCATGGATAACGATACTAGGTTAGAGATTCGAGATAATATTAGTAATGTCAAGGATGAGCTCAATGCAATTCTTATGGCGAGTAAATGGCAATTTGAAATTAAGTAAATGAAAATGAGTAAAGCACAGGTAGATGCAACGATAGATTTCTACGTAAGGTATATGCAATTCGTAAAGACACTCAATGATGACCTGCACCACGCAGCTGTCATGTATGCTGGTCGTCTCAAGACTGACGAGTCTGATGACGTTAATGTAAACGCTCAAGACGTTGAGCGCAAATCAAATTAAATGAATCATAAAGAGAAGTTTGATCGGTGCGTTGGAGTTGTGTCCAGGCGTACAGGAGTTCCCGAGAAGAAGATTCTATCAGGAGCTAGGGCAAAGCCCGTAGTTGATGCAAGGCATCTATTGTATTACAGTTGTCATCGTATGGGGATGGGCATAAGCTACATCATACCATATATAACTATGGCTACTGACGGCAAGATGTCTCCAGTGTACAACTCTATCGGGTACGCCATTGAGAAGGTTCATGTCTTGGCTAAGAATAGCGACGACCTGAATGATATGATAAACGAAATAGTTAACGAATGCAGTTAGTAGATGTATATTGCCATGGTGTGGTTATACTGGGCCTAATTACATATGCTGCTGCACTGATAAGATATATCATATGGGGAGAGTAATTAATGATTTGTACCTAGAAGCAATGGATGCCTCTGAAGGTATTCATTTTGACAACGCCTGCATTTTTGCAGGATACAAGATCAGTAAAAACAAGGATGGCGAGGTAAGTGTAGTAGAAACGGGCTCACATAGCAGGTCAAACTATCGTCCAGCAACCGAGGAGTCCATTGAACTTTTATTGAAAAATGGTTGGGTAGCAGGAGTTAAACAACTATATTTAAACAAGTACCACGATTTGGCGGAAAGGTCAGATGATAAGTGGGCTTTATTTGCTAATAATAAATTAAATAGATTTTATGAACGTTTTCCAGAAATTAAGTAGTATACCAATTAAGGACCGGGTAAAGAGAAAGGGTCAGTTAAATTATGTGTCATGGGCAGATGCCTGGTCATTAATTAAGAAGCATTATCCTGATGCACAGCGTACAGTGTACGAGCATGAGCATACTGGGTTGAACTTCTTCAGTGATGGGCATACGGCATATGTCAAGGTCGGGATTACCATTGATGGGCTAGAGCATATTGATATGCTTCCCGTGATGGACTACCGGAACAAGGCTATATCTGTAGATACCATGACGGCATTCGATGTCAACAAAACAATCCAAAGATCAACTGCTAAGGCGATTGCCATGCATGGATTGGGATTGCAGTTGTGGACAGGTGAGGACTTACCTGGAGATAATCAAGATGATCCACCTAAGAAGACCAACAAGAAGCCAACGCTAAAGGTTGGTGATTCCAATTGGGGAAAGGTTGAGCAGTATGTAAATGCAAACAAAGGCAAGGTTCAGTTTGATGAATTGGTATCTAATCTTGAAACCAAGTATGCTAAGTTGTCTCAGGCGGTAATCAAAGAACTCAAGAAGAATGTCTAGGGGTCATATGAGTGCAGTATCAAAGCTCAAGAATGATGAGATGTACTATGGAGAGTTTGGGCAGAAGTGGCTGTCCAACTCCGACATCTCTACACTACTGAACAACCCAGCGATGTTTCGCAAGGGTAAGTCAGACAGCAAGGCTCTTATTATGGGACGTTACTTCCATTGGGCTATACTTGAGCCTGAGAAGGCTGAAACGATTACTTGTGTAGAAGCAACCACAAGGTCTACTAAGGTGTACAAGGAGGCCACGAGAGACGGCAATATCGCTATGCTATGCCATGAGAAAGACCAGGTGGATGAGATGGTTAAGGCCATCAAGAGTAACTTCGACTTTTTCGAGGGCATATACGAGGATGGCAACATATTCGAGACTCCTGAGGTTGGTAGTCTATTTGGTCTACCTTGGAAGGGTAAGGCTGACATTTTGAGTAGCAACAGGATCATTGATCTAAAGACTACTTCGGGCATCAGCAGCTTCAGGAACTCAGCATACAAGTTCAACTACGATAGCCAAGCCTACATATATCAGCACCTGTTTGGTGTGCCTATGGAGTTTTGGGTTATCGATAAGAACACGCTGGCAATGGGTCAGTTCCATTGTTCTGATGAATTTCTGCGATCTGGAGAGCAGAAGGTGAAGGAGGCTTCAGAAATTTATAATCGATTTTTCGGGGAATCCTCCACCGAATCAATCGAGAATCATTATATTGTGGAGGAACTTTAAATCTAATTAAAATGTCAAAAGAGAAAATTTTCGCAAACGGATTCTCATTCAAACGTAATGAGAACGCACCTGACTTCGTTGTCGGACGTATGAGCTTGAAAGCAGAAGATGCTATCCAGTTTATTAAAGACCGTACAAAGAATGGTTGGGTAAACCTCAACATCAATCAAAGCAAGGGTGGCAGTTATTATGTGGAACTAGATACCTACGAGCCTAAAGTAAAGGAGGAGCAACCTTTTTAAAAAAGCTCATCTTTCTAAAGCAAGGGGGGCTACGGCTCCCCTTTTTTAGGACAACCATATGACGACTTTTTGGTTACCAACACTAATAATATTTTTTATATCTGAATTTGTTTTTACAACGAATATTTTGGGATGTAAAGTCGTCAGGTCGTCATAACCTTTGATATATATAACTTTTATCGTCATAAAATCATCATAAGAAATGACAATTTCTATATTTAAGAACATAAAAGATACAACACAACCCTTTGAGAGGGATGTGCTGCACATCTTAGAAAGAATCAGGGAGGGGGCTTCCAGGGATGTAATAAAGGACATTCGTGGGGAGCGAGACAAGTCAAGGAGAAATCAATTGAAGCAGGATTTACCAGCTATATGTTTCTCCGGGACTTTCAAGAAGAGAGCAGACAACGCTTTGATTAAGCATAGTGGCCTTATGTGTTTAGACTTCGATGGCTACGACAGGCAAAAGGACCTGCTAGAGGATAAGGAGAAGTTCAAGCAAAACAAGTTTGTATACTCAGTATTCCTTTCTCCATCGGGCAAGGGTCTTAAAGTATTGGTGAAAGTTCCAGCTGATGAAAGCAATCACAAGAACTATTTCAATAGCCTTGAGAAATACTTCAAGTCCGATAAGTTTGATAAGACGTGCAAGAACGTTAGTCGTGTATGCTACGAGTCCTATGACCCTTTGATCCATATCAATGAGAATAGTTCCGTTTGGGATAAGGTCGAGGAAGATAGTTACACGGAGCTGATGAAGAACAGGGACAAGCCCTCGATACCAATCACGGATGAAAACAAAATCATTGACATACTGGTGAAGTGGTGGGAGAAGAAGTACCCAATGGTCGAGGGGCAAAGGAATCATAACGTTTACATATTAGCGGCTGCGTTTAATGATTTTGGAATAAATAGGAGTCTTGCCGAGTTTTATTTACGTCAATATGCAGCAGAAGGTTTCAATGAGGAGGAAATCATGGCCACCATTGTTTCGGCATATAGTCACACGGCAAAGTTCGGTAGTCGATACTACGAAGACCAAGACAAGATGCAGTACGTCAGAGACAAGATGAGGTCGGGTGTATCAAAAAAAGATATACGATGCCAGCTTGAGCCATTAGAGGAGAAAGGGGTGGATATTGATGGCATCCTTAAGTCGGTTGAGCAAGAACAAGAGGAGCAGATGTTCTGGACTAAATCGGATAAGGGTAAGGTGAGCATCGTACCTCTGTCGTTTAAACTGTTCCTGGAAGATAACGGGTTCTATAAGTACAACCCTGAGGGTAGTAAGAACTATGTCTTTGTAAAGGTGACCAACAACCTGATTGACCACACCTCAGAGAAGGAGATAAAGGACTTCGTTCTGAATTACGTGCTAGACCTGGAGGACTTGTCGGTGTACAACTACTTTGCTGAGAGCGTTAAGTATTTCCGAGAGGAGTTCCTGACCTTGCTATCATCTATCGATGTATACTTCATTGAGGACGAGAAGGACTCAAGCTACCTGTACTATCGTAATTGTGCTGTAAAGGTTACGCCAAAGGAGATAATACCTATCGACTATATGGATCTGGGCGGATACGTTTGGAAAGACCACGTAATTGATAGGAACTTCCTGATGTGCAAGCCTAGGGAATGCGATTACAAGACGTTCATTCATAACATATGTGGCAAGGACGAGAATCGTATTCTATCTATGGAGTCTACCATTGGCTTCCTTATGCATGGATACAAGAACATGTCGTACTGCCCAGCAGTCATATTAAATGACGAGGTGATAAGCGATAACCCTGAGGGTGGAACGGGAAAGGGTATCGTAATGAATGCCCTATCTCAAATGAAGAAGCTAGTCACTATTGATGGTAAGTCATTTACGTTCGAGCGTTCGTTTGCATATCAATTGGTGTCAGCGGACACTCAGATACTATGCTTCGATGATGTACGCAAGGCGTTTAACTTTGAGCGGCTGTTCTCGGTGGTTACTGAGGGGCTAACTCTAGAGAAGAAGAACAAGGATGCCATCAAGATACCCTTTAAGAGGTCGCCCAAGATTGCCATCACAACCAACTACGCCATCAAGGGTAAGGGTAATTCCTTTGAGCGACGTAAGTGGGAGTTAGAACTTCATCAGCATTATAGCAAGGACTTCACTCCACTAGATGAGTTCGGAAAGCTGATGTTCGGGGATTGGGATGATGATGAGTGGTGTGACTTCGACAACTACATGATATCGTGCCTACAGATGTATATGAAAGATGGCCTTATCAAGAGTGAGTTCGTTAACCTTGCCATACGTAAGCTCAGTGCTGAGACCTGCCACGAGTTCATTGAATGGTGTGGCTTGATAGACGGGGCAAAGCCATCAGACCTAATAAGGCCTAACATTAGGCTGCGTGCTAATGAGTTGTACATGAGGTTTACTGATGACTATCCCGACTTCGCACCTAAGGCCAAGATGTCTGTGTCCAGGATAAAGTTCCATCGGTGGCTCAGGGCATATGGAACGTTCAAGTATTCCAATGTAGAGGAAGGCAAGGACATGGAGGGTAAGTGGATTTTGTTTGGAAATGAAAAGAATGACGATGTTCCGTTTTAGGCACTACCAAGAAGAGATAATACATAGTGCTGTAGAGAAGATAAATCAATACGGCTTTGTGTATTTGGCGATGGAGGTCAGGACGGGGAAGACACTTACTAGTTTAGGCATATGCAAGGAGCTTGGGGCAAAGAGCGTTCTGTTCTTGACCAAGAAGAAAGCAATCAGCTCAATACAAGGTGACTACAATATGTATGCACCCGGTTACGACATCACAGTTATTAACTACGAGTCGATGCACAAAGCACCTCAAACCAAATGGGATGTTGTGGTTTTGGATGAGGCTCACGGGCTTGGGGCATTCCCTAAACCATCCAAGAGGGCGAAGGGTGTGTTCACACTCATCAAAAAGACGAGGGCGAAGGTAATCCTGTTATCAGGTACGCCAACCCCCGAATCCTATTCACAGATGTTTCATCAGGTTTATGGTATACCCGGCAACCCATTTTCAGAGTTCAAGAACTTCTACAGGTTTGCGGATAGGTATGTTATAATCAAGGAGCGAAACCTAGGGCATCACAGAGTTAAGGACTACAGTGGAGCAACCAAGGGTACTATGGAACTTATGAAGCCGTATATGATATCGTTTTCTCAGAAAGACGCTGGTTTCGAGGTTGATACCCAAGAGAATGTTCTAAGGGTTAAGATGTGCGACAGTACATATGACCTAATGCACAGACTAAAGCGTGATCTGGTCATTGAGGGATCAGAAGAGGTTATTCTTGCAGATACTGCTGTCAAGTTAATGAGCAAGATTCATCAGATGTGCAGCGGAACTGTTAAGTTTGAAAGCGGCAATAGTATGGTCCTGGACTACAATAAGGCTGAGTTTATCAAAGAAAGGTTCAAGGATAAGAAGATAGGTATCTTCTACAAATTCAAGGAAGAGCTGAATGCCTTGAAAGAAATATTTGGAGACAGCCTATGCACTGAACTTGACGACTTCAATGGAAGCGATAAGAACATCGCCTTACAGATTGTAAGTGGTAGGGAGGGCATAAGCCTGCGAGAGGCGGATGCTTTAGTATATTACAACATAGACTTCAGTGCGACATCGTACTGGCAATCTAGGGATAGGATGACCACAAAAGACAGACTCAAGAATGATATCTATTGGGTCTTTGCTGAGAAGGGCATAGAGACAAAGATTTACAAGACGGTTAGTGGCAAGAAGGACTACACATTATCACACTTTAAAAAGGATTTTTTATGAATATAAATAAAGAAAAGATAGTATTGGATGTATGTTGTGGCCCTAAAGGGATGTGGTTTGATAAGCACGATGAAAGAGCTTTGTATCTTGACAGAAGATGTGAAACTCACATTGACCACTATCCTTGTGGTACAAAAACCAACATTATTAATCCTGATATAATAGGAGATTTCACAGATATTAAACAACCTGACAACTCATTTTATCACGTTGTCTTTGACCCCCCACATATTAAACAGAAGTCACAATCTCAAATAACTAAGAAGTATGGCTCTCTGCAAGATGATTGGCAGGATATGATTAGGCAAGGGTTTAAGGAATGCTTCAGGGTATTAAAGCCAAATGGAACTTTGATATTTAAATGGAATGAGGTTCAGTTCCCAATTAAGGACATCTTAAAGCTTACCGACAAGAAGCCATTGTACGGACACAAGTCAGGCAAGAAAATGCAAACGCATTGGGTCTGCTTTATTAAATAGTCAGTTGATTTTATTTACTTCGGACTTTAGTATCTTAAAGTATGCGAGAGCAACAAATCCAATTCAAAAGAATCAAAGAACTCGAAGCTGATGGTTATTACGTTATAAAACTTATAAAAACGAATAAGAATGGCATTCCTGATCTCATTGCGATACCACCTGGAGCGGATGTATTATTTTCTGAAATTAAAACTAAAAATGGGAAACTATCAAAACTACAAGAATACAGACTCAGAGAACTTGAGCGACACGGATGCAGGACCGAGGTATATGGTCCAGATAAATGACTTCCTTATTGAGAGGCTAGTTGATTTACCAAGAGACATAAGACAATCTACAGTTAACATGGTTATGTCAAACGCAGAAGAACTTCCAATTACTATAGAAGAGCCTAACTCAGTGGGATTCATAGTAAAGGATCAAAACAGCGAAGACATGTTCATGGAGCTAGAATATTATAATGACGGCATAGACCCTTTTTATATACTAGATATTAATGAGATAACATCAGACGAATATTTAGATTACTTAAACCTAAACAAAACTATAAATGAAATCGAACAGAACGGGAACATTCGAGGCAATAAAGAATCAAATTGCGGAGATTAACAATGTAGATGTAGACAGTCTATTAAGTAAAACAAGAAAGCATGAGCTGGTTAGAGTTAGATGCATGGCGTACAACATATTGTATTACAAGTATGGTGCGAGCCTGAGTCAAATAGGTAGAATTTTTGGAAGACACCACGCAACCATCATACATGGATTAGAAACTCATAAAAGTTTACTTGCTACTGATGAAACGTATGTTAGCGAATACGGCCACACGGAAAGTTTGGTTCAAAATGGACAACAAACAAGCTCAAGAAATAGGGCTATAAGCATCCTAGAATCAATAGAATCGTTTACAACAATAGGCAAAAAAATAATGTTTGTTGAAAAGTTGCTAGAATCTTTTGACAATAAGTCAATAAATTGTGACAATGAATCCGAAACTTGAAAATAAAATCGAAAAGATAATCGGATATAAAACCTGGGCAGACCGACGCAAGATTGATGCCCTTTTAGAAATGGATTGTGTTATGTACACAAACCTTGGAATCGACTCTACTTTAGAAGAAAAAAGAAACGTCAAGATGATGTCTAAACGCATATACAGGGGTATAAGCAAGATAGATAAGACGCTTGGCGATACTATGATGAGGGCAATGGATAGGTAATGATACGACACGCACACAGGTTTCTACACATATTGACGACGATGGAAGAACTTCATGATCTGGTCAATAGTCTTTACGAAGCCTGGGCGGACGAAGAGTACGATGTGGTTGAAGAGATAGTAGAAGAAATCACTGAAATACTTAAATCCATAGACAATGACTGAAGTTAGACCTAGGCTGAGTGGGCAAAGACTAGCCGCCTACAACAACCTTACAAGCAAAGAGAAACGTTTGTTAATCGTAGGAGATATTCACGAGCCTTTTTGCGCTCCAGGATATCTTGATTTCTGCGTAGAGACTTATCAAAAATTTAACTGTAATGCCGTACACTTCTGTGGGGACATCATCGATAATCACTATGCCTCATACCATGAGACAGACCCAAATGGACTCTCAGGAGGGATGGAGCTTGACTTTGCAATAGAGAAGGTTCAGGAGTGGAGCAAAGCATTTAAGACCGCCACGGTTTGTATAGGCAATCATGACCGGCTCATAGCCCGGAAAGCGTTCTCATCTAACATACCAAAAGCTTGGATTAAATCCTACAATGAAGTGCTTGGCACTAACTGGGATTGGCAGCCCCGCTTTGTTATTGATGGCGTGCAATACGTACATGGCGAGGGGGGGACTGCCCGTACTAGAGTTAAGAACGATATGATTAGCTGTGTTCAAGGGCACATTCATACGCAGTGCTACGTCGAGCATCTATGCGGACAGCACAAAAATATTTTTGCCATGCAGGTGGGTTGTGGCATAGATAGGGACTCGTATTCTCAAGCCTATGCTCGCAACTATAAGAAGCCAGCTATCGCCTGTGGCGTTGTCATAGGAGGACACACTGCTATTAACGTGATGTTTGATTCCTAGCCTGCATTCGCATTATTATCTCGTCTTCAACATCTACCAACTCTTGCATTCGGTCATCTATCTGATTGTCTCTGAGGTCATATTTTTTTCTTATAACCTCATACTGCTCGGGCTCGTTTTCCTTCAGGACGTATAGTTGCTTTATTGTAAAATACTCCAATGCTCTTTCTATTGTTCTTGAGTCTACCCTCTCCTTCTCAGCAGCCTTCATAGCATTGTCAATATCCTGATAAAGAAGGTACTTCTCTCTATTGTGGATGCGTAAATACGCTTTTGTCTTGTCATCGTATTTAATACTAGGATTCCATTCTCCTGATCGTCTTCCGTTATCATCTACAGAGTAAGAAACATATTGCTTCATTTGATCTACTGTAAGGTCGTGTTTCTCCATAACCTCTCCATACAGCTGCTCAATGTAAGCATCGCTAAATTTATGGTCAGGCCCCATCCTCTTGGCGTATGACTTGACCTTGCTAACATATCGCTCCGCATCAACTGGTATTAATCCAAATGCAGCCAATGATTGATAGATGTAAAGATCTTTCAAAATACTTTGACTTTCAGGAGATATCCTCTTGACAACCTTATTTCCTAGCAAGTCTTCATCTTCATACTCTCCAGTAGTATATAATTGATAAGTGTCGTACATCTCCATAAAGCCTTCAACGGCTATTCCAGCAGTACCTAAGTAATCTGTTGTTTGATTCTCACTATCCCAAATCTTAATAAAATCCTCTTTTCCTGTAGTTTCCTCGATAACATAGTTTGCTACTCGCTTAACAACATTATCTGCTATTGGTATAGGAGAAAACACATCCGCAAACATTGTAGATCCTCTGTATGCCATAAACTGCTCAAAGTCTTTTTTAGGTATAGCATATCCTAAGAAGTCCACCATCTCTCCATCTTTTTCCTCTTCATATCCAAGCACTTCTGCCACCTTATTCATAATGACTCTGCCCACTGCGTATCCTATAGCGTGGTATACAGCCATCTCTGCCGCAGTACCTGCCAACGACCCACTTGCTGCTACCCGGTCTTCTCGTGTTGTTCTAGGGTTTGTTAAAGCTCTAACATCAGAGTACATTCTTGCCTTCTGAGCCATTATAAAGTTTGAGAATGGTAAAATAGTTTTTCTCAGAAGACTCAATCCCATTCCTTTCTTTGTGAATAATTCGCCTCGCAATCTAGTATCTGAAGGTGCTTGGTTTCTTGAGACCATCATATCCGCATATGAGGCTGCCTCCTCATTCCACTGGTGATTGGCCCAGTCGATATTTTTATGTGTCAACCCCATCTTTTTAAGCCTCTTTTTATAGAATGCTATAAATGAAGCACGAGCTGCCGCTGAGTCAGCAGCACCAACAGACACCTTAAGAGCAACTTCAGATGGCACACCTAACGCAAGGTACACCTTGGATGCGAGAGACCTAGACTTAGACAACTGAAGTGCAACTTTCTCTTCGGTATTCTCCTCATACCTAGTATCTGCACCTCTGTTGGCGATTGCCATTCCCGATCTATTGATGGCCTTATTTATTGCACTTCCAGGAACAAATGTTTTTGCAGAATCAGGCTTCATCAACATTAAGGGAGCCTGAAATAGCGTGTTCACTAATGCACTAGCTGCTTGCTTGACAGGCTGCATTGTGCTAAATAACGCCTTCGCATACCCAAGCTTAAATATTGGATCTAGATATCTCATTATGGCTGTTTGAGCATCCTTCTCTATTGCCGAAACATAATGATTGTCTCCCTTGACATTCTCTCTATAGCCATTCACTCTGTCTCTTAGCCTTGCAGCATTCTTTTCGCTTCCTGCTATAGTTTCAAACTCAGGAGAGTTCATGTATGCATCAATTTGAGCGAGAGCGGCTGCTGTTTTTGTATCAACCACCATCTCGTTCATCTTGTTGTAAGCTACCTCATCAAAATTGAAGTTTATATTCCTGTCCTTAGGTAGTTTATATGGCCTCTCTGTTTCTATACCGGCTGATGACTCTGAATCATAATTAAGTTTATGAAATTTGGCTGCCACACTTACTTTAACTCCCTCCGTAGAAAAGTATAAGTCGGGAAAATAGTTTTGATCCGGATCAAGTTTCTTGTTTCTTAGCGATAGGTTCATCTCCTGAAACTCTGAAAAGTTTTCGCTGAACTTATTCCTGTAGTAATTAACAAGCTTTATGTTCTCAGCATCCATCTTGGCCTCTACTTCCTGAAAAGAATTAGCATCTTTAAGAATCTTGTCATACACCTTCTGAAGAACTTTATATGTTTTTTCGTCCGTGGTTTTGTACTTCTCTAAAGATTGTTCTACTAGACCCTTTCTTCTTTTGAATGCTTCTGCGGTCTCAACGCCACTATCAACTCTAGCAACAAAAGCGTATATACCTCTTTCAAAAGTATTCTCTGCTGTTTGATACTTATTCTTTCGGAGTTTATTGTACTCATTAAAATAATTGTTTACGATTGTTCTAGCACTAGCAGCCCCTGACACTAATTTATTTACGCCTGACGCTTCTAATATTTTGAACCCTTCGTTTTGACCCCCAAAAACTCTCTCAAACTCCATTGCAAGCTGATTGACAACGCTGCCGTAAAACCTACCAATCAAAGTAGACCTTCTGCCCGAAACACCTCTCTTCACGTCTGCCTTGACGTTTCTAGCACCTTCATATGCCAAAGAAATAGCATCCATTCCAGCGATATCTCCATTCTCATAGAAATTATTCATGATATTCATCGCCTTGATTACCGTCTCTCTTTTATTCTCGTTGTTTAATATTGTGAGATCAACCTCAGAGAATCTTTTGACGGCATCAATTTGAGACTTGGTAAGACCTCTCCTCTTGGCTTCTGCCACAAGGTTGACCTTGTATTGGTTGAACGCCCTAGAAACCTTATCAATAAAATCATTTGTTTTAGCTTTACCTGTTTCCTTAACTTCTTTTTGAGCATCAAGAATCTCTTTCGCCTGAGCGTTTGTTAAGTTAGAGGTATCTATACCTAATGCTTCCAAAATTATCTTCGTTTCTTCTGCATTAATATCTTCTTGCCTAGATGTTTCAGCCTTTACATAATTTTCAACTTGATTTTTATTAAACACTTCATTGCCAACCACGTTACCCTCCTTGTCTAGCCTTACGTTCTCAAGACCTTTAGCAATGTTTTTACCCAACTCAATATGAGCGTCAATATTCTCAACCATCAATGGGTCTAGTTTAGCGTAACTTTTCGCAGCCTCCGTTAAGTTTACGCTTACACTATTTCCCCTAGCTAGTCTCTTGACCTTCTTTCTTATAATGTTAGCATCCTTAAGTTTCTGCTCAAACTTAGCGTCTCCCACAACCTTGTCAACGTACATTTCGAACCGAAGTATTGATTTAGGGCTATTTATATTAAGAGTGGCTAGTTTATTTAAAATCTGTTTGTAAACCTTACTTCGACTATCTATACCAGATTCTTTCAAGGTTTGCTTAACGCCCTTGGTAAGTTCTTGCATTTTCTTGTTCACACTCGACTTAGTCTTCCTGATTGCAGAGTTTATCTCTCTTAATTTTTTCTTGAGTTCTACAGCGGTGTTTACAACCTTAGAGTCTCCAGGTATCTGAGCTCTTCTAGTGGCTTTATTAGAAAAATCATTTACAGCATTAGCCATAACCCTTTGAGATTTAGCTCTTCTGATACGATCTACTATGGCGGCATCTTGACCAACAAGGTTTAATCTTTTGGCGTATTTCCTCACCAAAGCTGATAGAGCAGTTTTCTTTCCTGCCAAACTTTTATCACTATCAAGAATCTTTTGCGTTTCTTCTTTGAACTTAGCTATGTCTTCAGTATCCACCGGAGCCTCTTCTTCTTTTTTTGGCTCTGCCTTCTTCTTTGCAGGAGTCTTCTTTTTGACAGGTGCTTTTTTCTTTGGCTTTGCTTTTTTAACTGGAGCCTCTTCCGTGGTGGCATCCTCGGTTGGTTCGGCATCTTCTGCTGTTTCTTGAGTCACATCGCCCTCGCCCTGCTGTGTTACAGCTCCCCTGGCATCATTGATTTTTTTCACTAAATCAACCTCCCCATTCTTATTCAGAAAATCCAATGCAGATTTTACCTCGGCATCCGTCATTCCCTTAATATCTCCAACAGAAACCTTTTTTAGAGCAGAAATTAATGTTCGCTCTTGATTGTTTATTGAACCATCATACGCTTCAAAATCTTCCTTTGAAACCTCATATACAGTTCTTCTAGAAAGTATACCCTTCTTTTTTTCTGTGTGAGGCATTCTCGGCTTTTCCTTGAATTCGTAATTGCCTTTTCTATTCTTAACGCCTTTTGCTTTTTCATCAGCAACCAATTTTTCCTGATTTGCTAAAAATGCGTCAACAAAAGAAACGTCTCCCATATCAACTCTCTGCTCGTCAAGAGAATCTTCTAGGCTTTGAGTGTACTCGTTAAGCTCAATAAATCCCTCTTGTTTGGATATTTCAGCCTTTGTATTTCTTATGAACTTCTCTCCCTCTCTTTTCGAGACAACATATTGAGTCTTGCCGTCAACCTCCTTTTCAGTGTACTTTATGCCATCCTCAGGCTTTGAGTCAAATACAAAAGATCCATCTTCCTGGCGACTATCTTCAAATCTATTTATTCTTTGTTGATTGATTTCAATTTCTTGACTCGCCTGTGCAATAGCATCCATTCTGCCATTTTTCTGATTTTCTCTATCTCTTTTTCTTTGTTTTATCTCTTCACTTCTAGATAGCTTTAATGTGGATGTTTGCTTGCCTTGACGAACAATGGCAGATATATTAGTTTCCTTATAGCTTTCTTCAAACCTTGCGGTCAATTCATTCGACAAGTCATTGTCGTTTATGATTTCATACGTGGCATTTTTGAGCAGCGGAGAGCTTGCATCTTTGTTGGCGAAAAAATTGTCCATTTCAGTTCTTGAAACAACCTTTCCATTTAATATGTAAGCTGAATCTCCTGTTCGCCTAGCAGCTTCAACCACGGTTAATGCTTGGGCCAACTCTCTTTGTGATTTTGCTTGGTTGGTTTTATATTCTTTTATTGTTTCATTTGATTCAGTTGAAGCCTCGGCATCTAGTCTTTGAGCCCTCATTTCAGCTCTGTACACAGCAGATATGTAAGGTTTCTCTCTCAGTTTGGACGACATATTATTTATAGACCTTTCAGCATATTCCAAGTTTGTAGTAAGTTCCGCTGCAACATCTGAAGTTATAATTCCTTTCTTTTGAAGTCTTTCTATTTCACTTCTTGCTGATGATGGCTTTTTCGCTATTTCGAACATGAGATCATCAAAATCCATCCTAGCCATATTATTTATATTGGATATTTCGCTCTTAGCATTCATGCCACCTGCCGAACCGCCAACAGCAAAGGAAATAATCGCAGTATTTCTAGCATCATCCATTGTAACCTTGTAGGCTTCAATCTCATTTTCAGAAAGTTCAGCTGCATAGTTGTGATACAGCATTTGTGCTGCGTTCTCAAAAACAACCTCCTCCAATGTTTCTTTAGCACCCTCAACAATAAAGCCCTTACTAGCTGATTTTAATTTAGCACCTATCGTAACTTCAGCAGCTTTTTTCATTCCAGCAGCCGTTAGTTTGTCTGTACCAATTTTTTTGCTTGCAGCAAGAATAGTGGTTCTTGCTGTAGTATTGGTTAGCCCACCGAAAAATTGCTCCGTACCCGGGAAGATTAAGGCGTTAACAGCACCTATACTTCCACTAACAGCCCAAGAATATCTATTAGCCTCCTCTTCTGTAAACCCAGAAGCCCTTGCCTCATTCTTAATGTCATTGTACATCATGCCGGTAAACACTGTGGCTTGAGTCAGCCTTTGTTTCACCATCATAGCTTTGTTAGTGCTTAGGAAAGACGCTTTAGGTAATTTTGATGTCAGTGGCCTCGCAACATTAGCGATTCTACCTGCACCCATAAACAACTTTGTACCTGCACCCGCAAAATAAAGGTCAGACACTGAGCCCATTGCAGCACCTACATATCCCGTTGCACTAGAGCCTGACCACCAATTTGATGATTTAACAGTTCGATCTTGAAAAGATGCATCCTCTAATATCTTATTAATAATCTGTGTCTTGTCAAATTGACCAACGTGCTGTAAGTCCTCGGTATATACTTTTGTAGGATTACCATCTCCATCTACATAAACCCTGTAACCTTCATACTCCACATAATCACCACCACCCATATCTGCTCCTTGAAACTTAGATGTTTTTGAGAAGTCAGAATATGTGTTGTAAAACTGATCCATATCCTCACTAAGATTGTACAGGTTTTGTGAGAAATCACCAGCACCAGCAATCCCTGCTGCGCCAGCAGTAAGGTTCATAACACTCTCAGCTAAATTTGATGCAGAATTTGTAACTGTTGCTGCGGAGTTGTATAAAGTTCTAGTAGCCCAACTTGAGTTTTCTATTCTTTTTTTCTCAGAGTCCAGGTAGTCTGTAACGAATACGTAAGATTTAAACCTATCACTGCTGAACATATTGTTAGACACTTCCTCTATATTATCGGCATATAGTTTGGCTTTAGCTGCTGATGCAGCATCACCATTAAGCATAGATAATTGATATAGGTCAGCGTAGTAGTTGTAATAAATGGCTAGGTTTTTCTGAAACTTTTCAATTTCTTCTTGTCGATCATTATAATAATTAGTAGCCTCGCCTTTGCTATCGCCTTTAAATGTATACCAGGTTTCCAATTCCCGGTAGTCAGTTATGCCTCTTATGGTTCTTAAATCTGACTTTGGAACATCTGTGGGGGCAAAAAGCATTGATATCGTACCAGTTGCGCTGCCCTTACCCCTAGTTGTTAGTGCTACAAGTAAATCACTAAGCATATAGTCAGCGTCCTCAAGTAAGAATGATTGCTGGTCAAAGGGGTCCATGTCGTAATCATTACCGTTTATTCTTATGTATGTTCCGGCTTCTACCGACGCAACAACATCTTTGAGTTCTTCAACTTTTTCTATGCCCTTATACGCTTCATTAAAATACCTACTTATTAAGTAGTTTGAATACTCCGCTTTGCTTTCTGCATTCCTTGTAACTGTTTCTCCATTTTCATAAAGAGTCATAGTCATCTCTGCATCTTCTGGTAATGCATTAACTTGTTCGATAACTTTAGTTGTAACCTCTTGAGAAAATTCACTAATTCCCTCAGGAGTGCTGTCGTTAATTATTTCTCTACTCCCCTCTAAAACTCTATTAACAGAACCAGCTACTCCTTCGCCCTGAGATATGCTTTCCGACCCTATTGCAAATTGCTGAATACCTCCTAGTTGGGTTAATTGTATAGTTTGGCTTTGCCCCTCAGACTTATCTAATAACTGATCTTCCTCTTCTTTTAGTTCAGAAAATCGTTCTTCTAGGTAGTTTAATTGGTCTACATCAATTTGATCCGGATTGCTTCTAAAATACTCAAGATCAACCTCTCTTGCTTTTAGTTCAGATTGTATGGTAGTAAGCCTTGACTCTTCTCTTTCTGTTAGTTTGGTTTTACCCACAAGCACCAATGACAAATTACCTCCTGCTTCTCCCTTTGGTGTAACGCTTTCTATATTATATACTTGTCCATTTATTGTTATCTCAGTGCCTCCAGCCTCATTTATTTCTTTTATTCTTTCATTTAGGCTAAAATCACCCTTGTTGAGCATAATGTCTGCATACTCAAAACTAACTTCACCCTTTGCTAACTGAATATTTTCAAATCCATTCGCACCTAAATTGCCGAACCTTGAGCTATAATGAGAAATGTCTTCAGCGGTTATGGCTCCGGTCATCGTTGGCGCAGCAACTAAACTACCTCCCTCTTCCTCTAGTTCTTGCTGCTCTTCTACAATGTCTGATACAGTGGTAAGTTCAAAGTCTCCAGCTTTTGAAAGTCTTGTTCCTTTGGCTGGAGCAGGAGGGAGCTCAGTAAGTTCAAAGTCTCCAGCCTTTTTAAGCCTAACCCTTCTAGAGTTAGGCCCTACATAGGAATAATTAAGACCATTACCACCCATCAAATTTTTATAAGCATCTATATCAAACTGCTGAAGGTAGTCTGAAACATCTGTCAAAGCATTATTTAGAATATTTGATCTTTCACTATATGAAGTAAACCCAGAATAATCTATCGTAGAAATTGTTGCTCCATTGGCATCTACTATATTATATAAATCGCCTGATCCTGTAATACTTAAACCACTAGCTGCCTCTTTTGCTCTATCTGAAAAAGCACTATTGGTTGACATGTCTGACAACGTGGTTCTTAGTCCATTAATGGCATTAGTCACATCCCTTGACTGAGCAATTCTGTCTGACCTTCTTTTTAAAGTCTGCTCAACCCCATCATCATCGTAAATAGATATTTGAGACGTACTTAATTTTTCAGGCAACCGGTCTTCACTTGTAACAACATAGTTGGCAATAAAGTGCTCCTTTGAGCCTACATATGCGGGAGGGTCAGTGGATGTCATTTTTAAAAACACCTCATCTTGAAACCTAACATCCTCAAATTCTTTTCTGAAAACAGATTCTGTTAGGTCAGTGAGCCCTGCGTTATATAAAAACGTATGAAGCTCCTTTACTTTTGTCGATATTAATGCCATATCTTATTTAGTTACAACCGCTTCTTGTGTAGTTCCTATCTCCACACCAGCTGGAGGTGCTGACCACTCAAAAGAAAACGGAGATCTGTCAGTAGTTTTATTACTAAAGTGAGTTCCTAATCTAGTTCCACCTAGTCCAACTATGAGCGAGTTAAATCCATTTATAGCCGTATTTTCTTGCTTAAGATTGGCAGCAATAAATTGCTTACCATCCGAATCTGTAAGTTCAAAATAGCCATTAGCTGTCACAGCTCCAGTGACAACATTAGTTCCCAAACCTCTATATATAGAAACCATTTTACTAACTCCAGACTGAATTTGTTGAGCATCACCACTATTTATCATTGTCCAAGCATCCTTCATTTGTCTATAATAGTTGTTTGCTAGGTTTCGATCATCGCTTCTACCCTGATCTCTTTGCTGAACTAATTCTGCATTTGTAGCAGTGCCTATCTTAGACCTGAACATAGTCTCATAAACATCATGGGCTATCAATCTGTGAACGTCATCAACCTCTATGTCAATAATACCAGGAGAGCCCGACTCAGGAGTCGCTGCATACATAAAAAGCTTTACATTGTCCATTTCCTGTTTAATTATCCTCATTTGATTTTGAGCAGCCGCCTTTTCATCGTCAGTTGAGTCTTCATTTTGAACAATTAAATATTGTTCCGAATATCTGCTGTTTAAATCGCTCCATTGTTGAACAGACTGCTGTGCTTCCTCTTTACTATCGGTATAAGAAAATCTGCTATCAGGTAACATCTGAGACAGCAAGTCTCCCACCTCTAGGTTATCTAAAGCATGTACCCTAGTCTGTATATCTTTGTATGCCGCATCAACAAGTCCACTAACTTCTCCTGGAGCAGTAGTCGCATCAATACCATATTGCTGAACTATTTCATTTACCTCGCTATCGAAGTCTGTTTCCATAAGAGTAGTTTGCCTTGTGCTTTGCATATAATAAGGAGACTTCTTATTGACTATATTGCCCTTTTCATCAAGTTTTATGCTTCCATCTTCATTAATGGCTGCTAAGTATATGTCGCCTGTCGATGGGTTTGAAAAGAATGCGTTTTCCGAGAAAAAGTTTAAATCTAAAACATCTTGAGCTAGATGAACTTCTAATGCAGCTACTCCAGGCTTTTGTATATCAAGTGCTCTTTGCTGATATGACTCAGACATTGTCCTTATGTTGCTTATAGAGGCTTTACTTCCCTCCACAAACTTATTGAATGCAGACGGCCTTACTTTGCCGGTTCTCATTAAATCATATTGAACTAAAATTTGATCCTTTATTTGATCTGCAACATTATGAAGACTTCTGTTTAAATCTGTTAACTCACCTGTGCCCTTGTCCTCATTAATAGCGTCCATTGCGGCCTTGGTGTTCTCTTCAATTACCCTTTTCTTCTCCTCCCTTTCCTTGCCTATTTCCGTGAGTTCTTTATCAATTCCTTCACGTACTGTTTGAAAGTCTATAACAGGGGAGTACCCAGTAAGTTGTTCAAATCCGAAATAACTTTTAGCCATTATCTAATAATTTATCTGTTTAATAATGTATTTGTTCTTCTTCTATTACGAAGTTCTGATCTCAACGTTCCTGCCGGTAGCCCCATAAGAGCGTCCTTCAACTGATTATCAGTCATGTCTTCAGAATAACTATCTCCCAATAGTGTGGCAAACATACTCTCGTCTCCCATAGAAAAGACCTCCGCTCCAAGCCTTTCCGATGCCGTGGTGTCGTATAAGGCAGCAAAGTCTGTGGCTTTAACTGCCGCTGCTCCAAATCCTTGAACAGCAGAACTAATTGCTTTTGCCCTTGCCGATTCAGCCGCTGCTGCTGCTGCCGCTGCTCCTTGAGCCTCTGCTTTATCAAGTTCTATTCCTGATTGTATATTGGCTTGTTCTTGAGTTAATATGGCCTGCTCTCTAGCATCCTCTCTTGCCTCCATGCCGGCTAATATTCCTAAATCAGCCTCCGTGGCCTGAGCTTGAACAGCTTGTAAACCACCTAACACACCTCTTGTTCCTGATGCTTGAAGTGCATCGATAGCCTGTGCGGTTTGGCTTTGTTGTCTTCGCAAAGCAGTATCAAATGCCATTGTCCTGACTCTTTGTTCTTCCTGAACATTTCTTGTTAGTGCTTGTCTAGCTTGAGCCATTGCGGCGGCGGCGGCTCTTTCAGCTCTTTTTTGATCTTTCTTAAATTTAGCTGCCTGAGCTGCGCTTCCTGCGCCTTGTCCTAAGGCTGCCGCCATACTAATTCCTGTTGCTACTGCTGTAAATCCTGGCATATTATATACTTTTTATCATTTCCACTGCGTCTGAATCCCCCTTCACATACCCCATCGATTCATACTTTTCCATTAGTTTTTTGTGCTTTATTAGGGCATATAAAAACTTAGCGTCGTAATCTTTTGATATTTCTTCTAAAGACGCTAACACTACGTTTATTATATCATCCCTATCTTCGCCTCTATAATTTTTGTCGGATATAATCCAATCAACCCAAGAAACCTTGGAGTTAGTCACATAAAGAAAACCCGCTGCAACCTCCTCCACCACGACCCCTATAGTGGGTAAAAAATCTTTTGGAGGTGGTGTCCAACCCCAACCTTCCCACCAATCACACAACATTTCGTAATCGGAGTCATTAACGAGTCGAATATCCATACCCGCTAAGTTACGGATTACTTTTCATTTTGTCTGCTTCTACAGCGTATAGCTCAATAAGTGCTTGAGAGTTCATGTCTATTTTAGTAACCATATAGTGACCTGTTATGCCGTGAGACTCGTCATCTGTTGCAGGATCTGGAACAGAGTATATAAAATTACCACTAGATGCCGCTGAACCTCCAATTGTTGTTATGGTGGTAGTCGTGCCTGATTGTGTAATCGCAGTAACAGTTCCCAAGAACGTGGGAGTTTGGTTTGGCGTTTCAACAGCGTTGCCATCATTGTTAAGGTCAGTTAGTGTTCCAGAGGTTAATATTCTGTCTCCTATCCCAACCATACTATTTATACTCGCCAAGTCAAATTGTATACTATTTGCTACAGTATTGGCATTACAAACACCTATCCCTTGAGCAAACCGCATATCCACTTGAGTGTCTGTTATGGGCTGTCTTATGTATGAGTAGAATGAGTTTTCTTTCTTTTCAAACTGGTCAGACCCCACAGTACCATTGTGAAGATCAGTAGTTGTAGTTGCCGCTAGGTTTCCTCCAATAGGAACGGTGGCACTAACTCTTAAGGCTTTGTAAACATCTGTTTCTAGTGGCTTTTCATTAAACACGGTTTCTACATATGGCGTAGTAAATGGAGTAATGCTTGTGTCACCATCAATGCTTTCCTCTAAGTAAAACGTAGACCTTAGGCTTGCCTTTTGGTTGTGTATGTTAATGTTGCCATTCTTGAACGTAAAGAAGTCGCTATTCATCCCAATCATAAATTCAGGATTGTATCCATAAAATGAAGGCCATCCCCCTCTCTCTGGTAAACTAGGGCTATATGTTACTGTGTACGCCATTATAGTTCTGTTAGCATGGTTAATAATTCTTCCTGTGGGAACATATCACTCTTACCCTTATTGGTGTTAGAATGCGATAGAAGGCCCCTAACTTGCCCGTAGTAGGCTTTCTCGTTCCATTCGAAGGCATCAGCTCCTTTTTCTTTTATAAGGGCAGGGAGGCCCTCTCTGACATCTATGTTGTCTCTGTCTGCAATAAACAATATTAGCTTACGCAAAGACTCAATCTGAACGTCAGAGTATCTGTGCCAATTTTTATACCCCTTAAACTCTTTTGCTAGCTCAACGCAATGATCTGGATGCACAGTGTGACCGGCATAAGTCTTCCCATCTTTTAGGTATCCAAAGTTGCACACCTCTATGCCCACACTATTTGTATGCATCTCTTGGAATCCGTTCCTTCCTAAATGCCAAGCATATCCCCCATCAGGAATACACTTTACAATCTCACCATCGTATTGCGAATCATCGTTAAATATAGATGGCCCGCCTAAAACAAACTCGGTTGCGATTCTGCCCCTGCTGTCTCTGCCCCAATGGTCAATAGTGCGATATGGGTTATGCCATCCTGCTGTGTGGTGTAAGAACAGCCATTCTTTTTTAGTTGGTCCTTTAAGGTATTGACCCTTTGGTAGTATGTGATGGTTAATAACAATTCCGTGTTGACTGTCTAGTGACTCTTGAATGTCTGTGGTCAATCCAAATAAAGCGGCCCAAGTCTTAGGCCCTACTATGCCATCTACATCTAAATGTTCTTCAACCTGAAACCTCATCACAGCAGACTCAGTTACAGGGCCAAAAATGCCATCAGCCTCGATATCGAGCTCTCTCTGAATCTGTCTTACTTCTTCTCCTTTGTCTCCTTTTCTTATTAGCATGATGATTTATTTGTTACGACTCCATTAGAATCAACAGTCAGTACATCAGTACCTACCTTGTAGAAACCTGCTGACGCTCTTGTTGAGCCATTAGAATTAGTAAATATAATATCGTGTAGCACAGGTGTACCTCCAGACCCACCGCTAAATGTTGAGTGGTAGTATGTCGTCCCAGGCGTTCCCGCACATGCTGTAACAGAACTTGATGCATTAAAGAATCCTGTAAACGATGGAAGTGCAGCAGCGCAGCTTGCTGTTATTTGGAACAGAGTTGCCTTGACGCAGAAGAAGTTTAGCAACAACCTAGATGGAGATGCTGATGTCTTGGGAACAATCATTACATACTCGGCCACATTTGTAGCAGCAGTTACTTCTGATGTATCTATTGACACATTCTGAACACCATCGTTAGTATATGAAGACCCGTTATAGTCTATAACCGTAAACGGAACTGAAGCAGAACCCGAAGAAGGTAGTGGAGCAATCTTGCCGCTATGAGACCAAAACTTTTCAACAAACCCATCCACGGATGAAGTGTACGAGTTAAATGTGCTTGTTCCTAAACTAGCTATCAACATACCTGCGTGATCCGTAGCCGACAAAGCTCCAGACAAATCAACATTAGGTTTTATTCTTATGGTAACAGCACCCGTTCCACTTCCAAGTTCAACAGGGAACCTGTACAACTCTTGGTTTGAAAATACTTGAGCTGGCACAAATGGAGTAGATGCCGACGTAGCGCAAGCGGTAGCACAAACAGGGCAGTCAACTATTTCAGACAATCCACCACCATTAATGTGATAAGCCACTCCATTACCTCTACTGTACAGGCCGTCGTTTGCAATGTTCGCCAAGTCCCTATCCGTAAACACTCCCTTAACCTTCAATGGATCATCCGCATCAATATATAGCTGTGTGCTACCTGTATTGCAACACACGGTATTTAGGTTGTCATCAAATGAACTTACAGGAGAAACCACATTAAAATCAGCTGGCCTGTTTACATTCCTTAAATCCCATATTAGATACAAGTAGTTTTCTCCGCTCTCTCTTACATAATTAAAGTCAGCAAAGTATCCATTACCTGCGCTGTTTGCGGAAACAGACAATGGTGGCTTCAGTTCAGAGTCAGCTAGTATTGTTTGAATTTGAGATGCCGTATACTGCACGGATGTCTCGAGTATTCTAAACCTATGGACAGGGTCAGCAGCAGTCATATCATCTAAAACAAATGACCCATTATTAAACGCAGCCATTCTTACCGTATCGCCACTGACGGGTATAATCCCCTCTCCAGGCAATCCTGCCTTCTGAATAAAACTACTCACGACAGTAGCGTCTGTTCCTGTTCCTAAAACAAACTGCCCCCCTTCTAAGTCTGAGTACCCTCCGCTTTCTATTCTTGAAAATGCATACCCCACTTGTTGTCCATCACTTTCATTGCTGTTAAGAACAACATACACCACATTCAATAGTGTTGGATCTGGACAAGGAGCTTTAATTATAAACTCACCCATCACAGCCTGAGGATAAGATATGTCAATCGTAACGTTGTTTGGCTTAGACTTACTCTTCGTAAAGTTGAAGGTTGTATCACTGTTTATAGCAGAGCCGCTACCACCTCTAGTAGAGCCATCCCAAGTAATAGTTGGCGTTATGTTACCCGCAGAGGTTCTCTTAATTGTATATCCGTCAGCCAATGAAACAACCCCGCCCCCATTTTGTACAATCTCTGTTTCAGAGTTAATAGACTTTACACTTCCAGTAGCTCCCGTTGTTTTGTTTACAATAACATCATTGGTGGCAACACCATCCGTTACAAAGGTGGCGTTAGTGTCTATGAGTTTCCTTCCCTCAGCAAAAGCATAAATCTCATATCTTTTCCCGGTTGATGCAATGTCTGAACTTATCGTAAGTTGAGTGTCGGAATCTAGGTTAGACACTGTTGCTATGTTTCCGTCTATTCTAACCTGGTCATTAACCAATACACCACCAAAACCTCCTGAATCTATCAATTTGTTTGTAGCTGTGCCTGTTGCTGTTCCCGTTTTCTTTATTGTTGGGTTGTTGGTTGATGACCCCTCGGAAACAAATTGAGCAATATCATCCACCTCTATGGTAATTGCTATATCCCCAACAGTGTCTCCAAAGTCAACCTCTGTCTTTCTAGTTGTAGCAGACGTGCTGTTCACGGCCTCTAGTTTTCTAGTTACGATTATATCGCAAGGTTCTATCACGGTTCTTTCAGGCAAAGCCACATCAGTTCCCGCCAATACATACTCATCTGAATGCTCATCAAAACCTCCAATATGTTGCGTGTTTATGTTTGCCTTGAGTTTATCTCTAAAGTAAGACCGAAGTCCTGCATCTGATATAACGACCATTTGGAGATTGTTTGAAGTAGTTCCATTTAATCGTATTACAGCACCCCTCTTGGCATCAGTAAAGAAATAATCAGATCCATGCCTTGAAAAGCTTTCTGCGTTTCTGCTTATCCCATGCTCCTCAACCCTAGCCACTTGAGTTCCCAAGAACTTGTCCCCCTCGGCAGTTAATACCACATTACCTGAAGATGTTGTTACTAGCGTTTTATCTACTACGACGTGAGACACCCTGTCCTCTTGTAAAACCAAGAGGTCGTTTCCAATGTCAGACAAAACCATAGTTTCACCAAACACCCTGTCAAGATCTTGAAAGTTGCCCACTCCAAGGTTGAATTCATTTAGTCTATTAAGATTTGTCTCTTGAACAAAAATATCACTGAATGTGAGCGAAGCAAACCTATCCTCCTCCTTGTATTCCGTTTCAGATACAGAAGAAACTCTTTCTCCTAAAACAATCTTATGTGCAACCTGCCTGTCGCTAGCCTTCATAGATTCTGCTCCATTAGGAAACATTATACAATTGAAGAAATTTAAGTCACATATAGCATCAGCACTTGTTGCTGTATTCTGATCTTGCGTATTACCCTTGTGAATTCTTTTGCCAGTACCATCAACGCCTATATCAAAAGTTTGGTTACCCTCAAAATATATATCATCGTTTATTTCTATTGGCTTTGTTTCAAATATGAAAGTTCCATTAGAACTTATAATAGTGATAACGCCTTTACTTTTTGCTTTTTTACCACTAGTACAACCCTTTCTACCAGCACGAGTATGTAGTTCTAATCCGCCATTAGATTGTCTTATAAACTGAAACTCATGCTCTCCGTTAGGATCACTGCCAAATATGTTGTTTGTTCCCGACTGAAAGAAAGAATCCCCTATCGACGGGTCGTATCTTGTATTAAGTGCTATCTCACCGGAAGATACTTTTAGGTTTTCGAAACTTATACCACCCAAATGCCCGTCGAAAAACTCTTTAAAGTTTGCGTAGTCGGATTGAGCAACAAACTCATCCATTATGTATTCATCAAAAAACCCTTTACAGTTATCAGAGGACCCCTCTCTGTGGTGCTTTATCTTCATAGATATGATACTACCTGTAGTGATAGGTATGTCGTTTCCTCCAGATGTAAATAGTTTAAATCTTAATGGGTCTTGCTTGTTGTTTTTTGTTTGAACGCCATTAGGCTTGGGCTCTATATTTATAACAGATGTCTCCGCACTACTAACATCAAAGTCTCCATCAGGTTTAATGGACATATAAAGCCCCGCAGGAGTGTTAACTGATACAGGGAGACCATTTTCCTCAAACGACTCAACACCCAAAACGGTGCACTCAACCAAGTTATCTAAAGCCCCTGCTGAGTCAGACTTAACAATAAGTCTATCCCCTTCTTTCATTTTGTTTTGGTTGTCACCCTCCAGCCTAAAATACGCTGTGCCGTTAGTGTCATCCAAGTATACTATATCGCTATATATGGTTTCGTGGTCACCACTAGAGCTTTTCATAAAAAACTTGTACTTGCTAGCCCATGTTGGTGGCTTTTGAGTGACAGGTATTCTCACTCTTGCGGCATTCCTTTCATTACTATTAGATGGTGAAACAAAAAAGTCATTGTTCTGTGAAGTCAATACCGTTGAAGATCTATTATACTCATCCATGTAGGCTATCCCAACAGTATAGTCCCTGTTACTATGTAAAGACTTCTTGCCCGAATCAGCCTCGAACGCAGAGTAATCCATAGTGGCTATGGTGAAATATTCAAAAAAGTCTAAACTAGAATGATTTAACTTGAACGCAGGAAACTTAAATGTTACATCATTACTGCCTAGCGTGGGTGTAACCTGTATCTGTCTTGTTTCAACTAGACTGCTTATGCTTGTTCCAATAGCCTCAATCCCGTTTGCAACTATGGACATTCCCGTTCTGCTTCTTGTGCTCTCATAAGCACACATATATTGCTCTGTAAAGTTGTCTGTTGTATTACAGAAATTATTGTCCGTCACAGACTTAGAAGTGTCTATGTTCGTTATATTGGTGTAACCCTGGGAGGTTATATCAAACCCCAAGGCCAATTTAAACTCGGCACTGTTAAATAAGTCATATACTGAGCTGTAGTCTTTTGTTAGTTCGTAAAACATTTCAAAAGAAAACGTGCTTGGCTCAGACGAAGTAGCTACATAAGTAGACGATGCCTCTCTAGAAAAGTTAAACACCAAACTAAAAATTGACCCTTGAGTCAAAGGTTGGCTCGAAAAGTCAACAGTTGCCTGAGCATTATCTACAGTTACCGACCCGCCACTAATGTTATAGTTTAAATTTGACAGCGTAATTTCTGACCCCGTCTCATTAACCGTTGTTACAATAGGTAGTTCCCTCCTTTCAGCGGTGTAAGTCATTTTAACCTTGGCCCCATCGCTATCTAGCAGATTAAACCCATCAACGTAGTTGCCATAAACTAGCCTTCCACCAATAATGGTTTGCGCCTTAGCAAATCTAGGTACGTTATCAAATAGTCTCAGCAGCTGGCTTTGAGGCAGTGCGGTATATATCTTACTATTGTCGAACGTAATTGTGTGGTCAATATTATCTGGTAATCCAAACTCAGCTTTGTCATAGTTCTGTATTACGTTTACAACATTTGTGTCGCTAATCTTGTAGCATAGTTGTATGTCTGTTACCCTCTTGTCTCCCGTATTAAAGGTTACCTCAACAGAGTTAAATCTATTAAGCATCCCCTCATTATCATAAGATCCCCTATCGAAGTCAAACTTATTACCCTCAAATGCCACCTCGCTAAACTGAGACAACGCACTATACTCTCCGTCTCTGTATCTAAACCTGTATGCAAATGCTATAAACTTGTCCTCTATAAAGTTCTCATCAGTGCCCGTCTTGAGCATATTAATAGTTGGAGCACTTGATGGTGGCTTTTGTATAACGCTAAAATCATCCTCTGTAACGTTATCAGCTAAAGTCCCACCACTAGGAAAAGGATAGTTCCTTGTTACGTTGATTCTTCTCGGTGGATTGAAGTCGTCTGTAAAGAACAGCAAGTCTCCAATCTTACTTACGCCATTTATTAAATGAGAAGCACTAAAGTTTAGCACGCTTACAGATATGGCATGATACAACAACTGCTCCGTATTCATATTGTACGAAACAATCATATCCATTGGCGTGGTCGTAGCACCTGTATTGTTAGTGCCTCCCGGATCGTGGACAAACCAATATATGGTTTCGTTTGCGTCATCAGCAAAAGCACCCAAGCACACCGTATCAAAAGAAAGCCTAGTGCCTGCAAACTCAAGTTCAGTTAGCCTACGGCTACCCTCAACATTCTGCACAGCACCAAGTTCGCCAGAGTCACCCGAACTATTGACCCTGACATTCATTGCATCTGTATATTGACTTGCAGGGACGATTCTTTCATCCGACCCCTTGTTCATTTTACCTGCGGTAAATTCCCTACGTTCTCTCATTTAATTACGTTACCCTGAGACCTTAAATTCATTAGTAGCCTTCCTGGGTGAATATTGCTCAATCGTATTTTAGCGTTTCTAAGCAAAGAAGTCTTGTCTTTTTTAGACCTCCTGACAACATACTCTTGAATACCCACCCTAGAGTTGACTATCATATATTTTATGTATGCGTATATATACTCCTCGAATAGCTTGTTCACACTCACTAAGGAGTCATCTCCGCCTTCCATGCCATCAGAAATATATTCCAATAAGCAAGTTTCATTAGCCATGTGAGACGAGAAATTTATAACTCCAGATCTTCTATCGATTCTGAATGTTGGATTAGCATTTGCCGTTTCAGAGTTAAGGCCAAACCTAGCCCCAATATTATAATCAAAATACCACCTCCCATCAATAAACATACCTTCTCTTCCGTGAAACCTACTACCCTCATTTAGGTATAAAGTTCTTTCAACACCAGCTATCCTGTCTAAGTCCAATTCAGATTGCTCAGGCTGTAATATTTCTCCTGTTTCGTCAAACAAAATCCTGCAATCATTATCTTGCAAATAAGATATTGCGCTGTTGGCTTGAATATTTTCTGTTAATGGGAACAAAGCTCCATCTTGATATAAAGATATTCTTATCCAATTGACAAAGTCAGGAGGTAATACAAACCTCAGATTATCACAAACCTCTAACTCAAGTGCTTTTATCTCTTTAAATGCATCATAGTTTAATTCTTGAATGCCACGCTTAGCGTAAAATATAACCTGAGCCCTAGATACATTGGCTAGGATCTCGTTGTTACCCGTGTACATCATCATGAAATTGTTGACAATGTCCTTTAGCGGCACATACTGATACGATCCCCAGTTGGCATTTTCAGGAACTGCTCCTGCATTTTCATAGTATTGATATCCTGTTAAATATGGCATTATCTATTTTCGTTTGCGTTCATAACAGCTAGTGCTGCTGTTGACTGGGTAATATCTATTTCCCTTATTGACATTCCGGCTAACAATAAAATCTTTGATATAAGATAGGGAATCTCTGATTTAGGCAACTCAAAGTCTTGAAAGTCCGCAGCAGATGCATTAAGCACCTCTTGTGGGTTTGCAGCACCCGTTACAGTAACACCCGTCCAATTAGGGTCTTTGGGATTCCTAACATACTGAGCTATTACGCTGCCGGGGTTTGTTATGGTGTTAGGATACATTATGATGTTGTCAGCCTGCATCAGGCAAGATGGGAACATAGTAGATGGATTAACTAACGTAGATGCCGCTAGATTAAATATTTGAGACGGGTCTTGTATCTCAATCTCACTATACTTAGTAGGATTAAATATCTTGTACTTAAGTGCTCCCGCTCCAAAAATGTCATCGGTAATCTTTAGTGAAGTCCCACTCTCTACCTCCACCACAAAAGCCAAAGTGTTATCGTCAGTGTTCACAACCAAGTCACCCGCAGAAGCTGTGTTGCCAAATGCAGATAACCCCGTAAGTGAAGGGTCTACTAGTTTATTTGTACTAACTGCACTCTCCTTTGTGCCCGATATCCTTTCAGTATCATAAAAAAAGAGTTTATTAAGAAGATACAGGTCGCTAGGCTTATCATACACATGCCCATCGGTAGCGTTACCTAGTGGGGCTAGAGTTGAAAATATCTCTATGACCTGTCTTTTTCTTTCAGCTATGTTGGCATAGTCTTCATTACTAGCTATACTTGTGGCGACACCAGCATTGGCTGCAACTCTTTTATTTTGCTTATCAATGTGAGTATTGTAATCATACATATACTCTTTAAAAATCTCTAGCTGGGCTTGTCTTGCAAAGTGATTGAAGTCCCTTCTTGAGATGTATCCGTAATTATTTTTATTCGCTAATGCGAGTACAGTTTGACGAACCTCATTAATCATAACGGTAAAGATACAAAATAAAAAAGGGGTCGAAACCGACCCCTAGTTAAAACTAAAAATATAGTTTATTAAGCAATATCAATAGATGTTACTTCAGGTACAGCACCTCCAGCGTCAGCAATTCCTGCTAAAGAAAGAGGATGAACAATATCTCTCCACTTTGTTTGCAACGCATCAACAATTGTTGACTCAACTCTATCTCTAACCTCCTCGTTGTTAGCAGCCATAGCGTCGTGATTAATAGTCACTTTCTTGCCACCAACATAGGTGATTTCAACTTTAGCAGTGCTTGCCTGCTCTACAATAATAATGTCATTGATACGAACCAACTGAGTTTGCTCGTTCTTGACAGTTACTTCTAAATACTTTGTATCCATGGTAAAAAAAATTTATGGTAAAAAAAATACTCTGCAAATATACTAAGAAACTACAACCGATGCTGAACCCCTCTGTATAGCTACAAACTCTTCTGAGCCTTGAGGAATGACAAAGTCTGCCATTACCTCAGTTGATTTAGACTGCAAGTGTGTTTCTATCTGATTAATAAGAGCATCATAAAAAGCCCCTGCTTTTGCTTCGCTTGGGTCGTTACCTTCAAATACAATCGTTAACATAGCCCCGCTCGCATACTGAATCTCAATGCCATTATATACCAAGCAAACAATTGGAGATCCCGCAGCGAATTCTCTTGGTCCTCCGACCTGAACTATAGATGCAATGTCACTACATCTAATAATGGTATCTCTTCGAGTATCCTTGTCGTATACTGTAAACTGGTTGTCTGTAGGTATCGCAAAGGTACTATGTGTGTTTAGTATTAATTCGTCAGCGTCAGTTACGCTTACTACTTTATCAAGAGCATATGCAGGTCCATTGTCTTTTCCTGTTGAAGTTAAGACAAAGTCTCCTGCTTCAACACCCATTGCTGTAAAATCAGTGCCCGCTGCACCTTTTAATTCATTGTTTGTGTCAGGGGCAGTGCTCGTGCCTGTGCCCTTGGCTATAGCTAGTGAGTTTATACGTAAATATTTTTCCATAGCTCAAATATAATAAATAAAAAAAGAGCCCCGGAGGGCTCTCTAAACAATAATTATGAACTATCTATCGAGTCAAATATATAAATAAATATTTACTATTCACCCTTTTTATTAGATAATTGTTTTTCGAACATATTTAAAAGCTCACCATCCTGCTGAAGTAATGATACCACAATGTGCTGTGGGTCTTCTCCATAAGGAACGCTAGTAAGTTTCTTTTTGTTTCCAGGAAGGTTGAAGTAAATGTCTTTGTTCTTGTTACGCATAGACAACAATCCTTCCTCAAAAATCTTAGCTACTATATCTTGAATCTCAAGCATAGGATCCTCTAATGCCTCCAAGAACTCAACAGGGTTATTTTTAGCAAACAAAATCACATCTCGCTTCAATTCAGCAGATGACATTTTATCCGTGTTAAGGCCTAAGAATACTCGACCCAATGTCTCCATTGTTTGAATATCAAGGGTCTTAGCAGCTATTAAGGCATCTACCTCGGCATTTATAACGTCTAGCTCATCTTGAGCGTTTTTCTCGTTATCAAGCTCCATAAATATCTCTCCATTGCCTGGGTGAAGCTCCATAAATTGTTGAAGAACAGGGTTTGTAGATTGAACATGTAGAAAGCCATCCTTGAAGATGATTGGTTCTAAAATAGCGTTGCCATCTTGCTCATCTTCGAATGGGCTTTTTTGGTTGCGAGCATATCTAAGGGCTCTGTTTGTTGTTCCGTCAAAATGTAACAAAGGACTTCGGTGTGTGTGTCTTGAAGCCAACAAGAAGTTTAGTGGTGCTCTATCTTGCGTCAGCACGTATATTTTATCTTTCATTTGATTAGAATTTAAAAAAGGGGGAGTTGCCTCCCCCCATTAATTAAGAAATATTAGTTCTTAAAGATAACGAAGTTGTTCGCTCCCATAACACAAAGCGCACGCTCTGATAAGAAGTGAACCTCCATTGCATCAAGATCAGAAGTTCTTACATCACCAGCAGAACCAGTCATCCAAGTTTTATATCTTCTGTCCTCAGACTCAGACGCACGATATCTTACGTGTAAGAACGGACGCTGAGCGTTTTTGCCAAGAATTTGGTCGTAAACAGTTGTAGAACCAGCAGGTACAAGAATACCGTTGATGTTTCCAGCTTTTACGCCTCCTCTCATAGTGGCATCGTTGAGGTATTTCCAGTCAGACTTGTAGAAGTCATATCCTCTGCGGAATCCTGTGAATCCGAGGTTCAATGCCATCTCTTCGTCGTTGTCGAAAAGACCGTAAGAAGTACCACCTACACCATAAGAGTTCTGAGCAGCAAGCATATCATCGATGTCGAAAGAAAATTGTCTGTTTAAGAACAATACGTTTTCTTCGATAGCACCTTGCTTGTCAAGAACCTGAATGATAGAGTCAAAGTCAGAAAGGGTAGTTGGGTTACCACCGCTCCAAACGTTTCCTCTATTCTCTACTGCGTGGAATAATCCTTCAGAACCACCTGTTTGTGCTAATGAAGATCCAGCAGGTAATGAAGAGTATGCAGTAGTATTAGGAGTTACAGCTGTTGTAGCACCAGAACCAGTTTCCATAGGAACAGCCTCAACCATAGCAGTCTCCAAGTAATCTTCGAAGCGAAGTCTTGTTTCGTGCTCTGATTTTAGATACCATAGGTAACCTGTAGCACCATTCTCAGTTGTAACCTCTACCCATCCGATTTGAGCCATGTCAGAACCGTTGACAGCATATCTGTCTTTTAGAATGATTGGCTTGTTTTCGAAGATGTTATCTTCAGCTTCAATAGAGCCATCCATTCCTGTGCTTCCTTTTCCAAACTCAGAACCATAGATGAATGCAGTTACTGTAGAACCGGTAGTGATTGAAGGAGTAGCAGCATAAGCAGCAACAGTAATCGTAGCACCAGATACACCAGTTACAATAACTTTATCAGTTTTGCTAGAGCCAGCAGCCTCATCAGCAACAACAAGAGTTTGTCCAACTCTTACCGGAACAGATGAAGGAGAACCAGCTACAACAATGTCAAATCTTGCACTAGTTGTACCAGCACTAACAAAGTTGTTAGCAGTAGCACCTTCAAATTTAACGTGGAGACGACCCTGCTCCGCCCATTTGATAAGGTCAGAGTTAGTTGGCATCTCAGCACCTACCATTCTCATAAAAGAAGCAACGCTTCTGTTTCCATATCTCTCAAATTCTTTCTCATAAGTATCAGGTAGATACTGATCTAAGAATTTGAAATCGTTGATGTAGTTAGATGCCAAAGCAACTTTACTACCGTGTGGGGTTAATGCAACAGACCCCGCCTGTAATGAACCAGCCATATTTTAGGTTTTAGGTTTTTTTGTTAATACTTTTTATCGTTAAGCCCCTGCTTCGACCTGAGTCTACAGCACGAACTTTGAATCCTCCGTCAGAAGTTACCTTTGGCGTTTGACGAACATCCATTTTGATGTTTTTCGCACGCTTTGCGTCACCTTCTATAGCCTCGGCTCGCCCTTGCTCATAAAAGAACTTGGCGAATTTATCAGGATTCATGGCTACTGATAGTGCTTTGTGATAACCCGAAGAATCTTTAATTAACCCATCATCGCCTATAAACTTACCAATGAAGTTGTATATATCAGACTGAGCCTTTTTCAAATCCTTTGCGTTACCTGGAGAAAACGTGTAGGCCTTTTCATCAATGCTAAAATCAAAACCTTTGAAATCATCACTGAAAACCTCAGAAGTTTTTTTGGTAAACCACTCGGCTCGCCTTTCCGCTTCCTGTTTCTCGTTTTTGGCACTATTAAGATACTCTCTATAATCCTCTAAAGCTTTTTTATCCTCATCAGACAAAGATGCGCTTGACTCAAGCGGTGCTTTGTATTTTTCCCTTTGAGAATTAAAGTGTTTTTTGGCTTTAGCGAGTTCTTTTTTCCTTTCTATTTTTTTAGACTTAATTTCTCTTTCTTCCATCGTATCCTCATCCATATGAAACTTATCATATATCATATCCTCAATGTCAGATCGATCAAGTCCCTCTTCTGTTTCCATGTAGTAACTAAGAAGTAAATCATCATCATCCATATCGTCAGAAGATTTATTTAATCTAACAAAATCATCCATTCCCCGACCTGTTTCTTGCTTGTACTTATAGTATGCCGCAATATCCTCAGGCAAATCTGGCGATTCGCTTCTTTCAGTCACTAACTCATCAAAAGAGTCTATTTTTTTGCCATATCTTTCAGATATATATGAAAGAACATCTTCGTCACTAAGTGACTTTTCTTCTTTTGGTTGCTCTTCCTGTTGAACCTCCACCTCTTCTTTTACAACTTCAACAGTTTCTGCAACCGGTTTTTCTTCATTCAAAGATTGCTCATGCTTATCTAATAGCTCCTGCTCAATCTGTTGACTTGACTTTGCCTCCTCAGAGCCAAGGTCTCTTACTTTGATTTCCATAAATTAAATTTTACTCAAAATTACTACTTTCTTCCATATCCAAATTTTCTATCATATTTGGGAAGTTCATTTTAACATCAGCTTGCCTATCTTCAAAGTTCATTGGTGGCAAATTGTTTTTTCTTTGATTAATAAGTTTTGACTGCTGAGTGTTTTGTTTGCTTATTCTAGCTTCTTTACCAGTCTCTTTCATTTTGTCTCTCTCCTCAAGTTTAGATTCCTTGAGGTTAGCTAATTGATAGTCAAATTCAAACTGCCTTGCCATCAACATAGATTTTATCTCTGCTTCACGCATTGCTTTTTCCATGTCAATTCTTGCTGCAATTGCCATTTCTTTTGCTCTCATTTGAGATTCAATCTCTTTTTTCTGAACATCCATTTGAGCTGCTGCTTGTTGTTGTTGCATGACCATTTGAGATTGCATTTGCTGTTGCATAGCCATATTCTTCTGCTCCTTTTCCTGTTTCTTTGACTTTTTAACCTTTAGGAGTTGATTTGCTATTTTGGTGTTTTTAACCTCTCTAATATCGATGGCATCGTCAAGGCCAATATCCCCCTTTTGAATTGCTATCTGAATGTTTTGCTCTAGCATAGCTTTTTCTTCTTCATCAGGCGCAACATCAATAAAAATTCCAAAGTCATACATATAGTAATCTGAAATGTCTTTTATAATTTCAGACTTGTGTCTTCCAACCTGCATAGCCAACTCCTCAGCATGATCCATGTACTCCATAGCATCGGAAAGACGTATTGATATGGCCTGAGATAATTCTCTTGTAACAAAATGAGATGCATCGAGAATGTGTCTTGTTGCAGTATTAGAATTAGCTGCTGCTAATTTTTGAACACCAACCAAAGCGTTTGAATCAGGGGTTGATCCATCTCTAGCCTCATTTAATCCGGTCACATCCCTAATCATTCTTAGGTAGTGATTGTAGTTATTTATTAGAGCAGACATTTTTTGACCTCCTGAGTGACCAGTAATAGGTTGAATAGGAACTCTAGCATTGTTAAAGTCGCCATCTTGAGTATAACTTCGACCAACAACAGATCCTGTTTGAAAGTAAAGCCTAAGTGCATCTTCAGGGTTGTAAGCTGCTCCTGTGCCTAAGTCAACCTCGTTAAGGCCATCGGCATCAATAAACACTCCATCTGGAGTCATGCGATTCATAACCTGCTGCAACTTGAGGTGTGTAATCTGAATGAGATCAGCAAAAGGAATCATTCTTCTTACTAAAGACTCTACATTTCCTTTATAAACTCTAGGTGCAACAGCCACATAGTTTGGCATTGCGTGTTGGGATGAAGATTTAGGCCTAACCATATTCTCCATGAGATTCCACTTGAGCATAATGTTCGTGCCCATTACCATAACACCCTCATACCAAACGTCAATAGTTTTCTCTACAACCTCAAACTTTCCATCCTCAATCATATCTTGTGGAGGATTAAAATCAGATGGTTTTTCAATCATTCTAACAGCACCGTTTTCCCCTACTTTCTTTTTGTACTTAAACGTGTTTGTTGTTTTGTAGTTAAAATAAAGAAGTGTTGCAGTGTCTTTTCTAAAAGTATCATCTCCATAAGTGCTAGGCTCATTGTTATAATCATAAAAGCCATAGCTATATTCTGATATCTCAGATAGATCTTCGTTAGTTAAGGACGGGTCTATCTTACGCAACTCATTTACCGGAACGGTTTTAACCTCTCCCCAATAGAAACAATCCTTAAAGTACGGGTCCTCAGTATAACTGTGTATAACATCAGCAGGATCAACATACTTCACATCAACACCAGATCCTTCATTAAACTCATGCTTTGCAACACCCATGCCTAATACGGCAATATCATAGTTTATTCTTTTTTTGATGTCCTCGTAGAAATTATCTTCTAGTATAGTAGATATGGCAGTTTCAGCAGCAATCTCTATAGATGGCTTGTAATTTAGCTGCATTATCAAGTCTAGTTCTTCGTCGCTCTCTGGAAGTTCGTCGTCTTTAAATGTAAAAGGGTTAATACCAAACTGATTTGCCATTTCATCTAATATAGGCTTGGCAAGCATTTCAGAACGTAATCTTTCTTGATATGTGTTTCTTCTATATATTGAGGTAGGATCCTGAGCCTTTACCTTTACATCAAAGATTCTATCTGTCATTCCATTGACAACGATGTCAACAAACTTAGGTATAATAGGAACAGGTGTCCAGTCTAGATTTAAATAACTAAGGTCACCATCAACAGCTATTTCTTTTTTGTACTTAGATATCGACTGCTCTCCACGAGCATACAGTCTCATTTTATGAAACTTTCGATACCTGTCATAGTATCTACCCCGATTACCATCTTTCCTAAACCATTCGTATTGTATTGATTGCCCAATCCTTAAACCGAACTCAGGGGTTGCTTTCTTTTCATCAGAAACAAACTGGTCGGGGAAATAGGCCGATGGTATATCTACATTAACTTTCTGCATCTATCTTAATAATTGGCTATTACTACCCTTGTTATTATACCTTGCAAAGTTAATCTTTATTTTTGATTGTTTTACTTCAGGCTTATATAGGTGTTTTTGATTAGCCATAATAGCTAGCCCTGAACTAATTGACGCATCATACTTTGTCCTGTTGTTTACATCAAACTTTGCCCAATCCTCTAGAGTTTTCACAAAAGGCATTGAACCCATGTCCCCCATCTCTCTAAACTCTCCTGTCATATCAAGCCCAACATATTTTTCAATATACGACTCTATGGCGGATGCGTGAGCCTGTTTTACGTCCTCAGATGAGTTAGGTATACCCCCTATCTCTCTTTCGGTCTTAGAGAGCTTGTTAGAGGCCTTGTCGGGCCTGTTCATGGAGAATGATCTATATCCTCTATTCTTAAAATGATATAGTAGCCTAGCCTTATTATTCTCTGCAAGTATTGGCATTCCATAAAACACACAGGCCATTAATACATCCTCAAAAAACATCTCTGCTGTTTGTGGCCTAGCAATGTACTCTAGGAAGAACTCATTAGAAGGGCCCTCGTCCATATGAAACTTAGTAAGCCCATGAAGAGCACCATTAGATGCTCCCCCTCCTACAGTTCCAGATATGTCATAAGGGTCGCACCCAAAAGATCCCATGTGCTCGTTGCCAGGGTATCTTCTTCCGCCCCTTATAATTACATTGTTCTGCAAATGAGCTGGGGGAATCCAAGACAATAAGAACCTGCCATTATTATCGGGGCTCCAAACCACTTTGCTATCAGGACCATCCTTCCAATAGAACTTACCCCTTGTGACGAAATGCTCTTTTATTACAGAATCGTTATAGTCTATCTGCTGATATATCTTGGTAAGATTAAATATGGATGACTTACTCTCATCTCTAAAAGCGTGCGACTCTGTTCTTGGAAACTGACGATAAAACTCATTCAATGCATTTCCATCAGACTTCAGAGACTTCACTTCGTTATCCCAATATGTAATAGCACCCGTAGATATCATCTCACCATCCACTCCCTCTAGTTCAACGACAGGATCATCAAACACGGGCCACCCAAACTTATTTATATAACCCTCGAAGTTCCATTCCATAGGAATGAATAAAGAATATAAGCCACTCTTCGTTTGTCCGTTGGGGTTTCTTGTGGATGGGTCGGAATCCATATATAGCTTCTTAAAATTGTCGCCTCCTTTATTTAGTGCGTTACAGGTTGACCCCATCATACACTTGCCAACGACACGGCTACCTAGTCTCAAACAAGTTTTAGTTACACGCCAATTGTTTAGAATGTTCTCAGGCTTTTCCCACTTACCACTCTCGTCGTGTACTAGTAGTTTCAGTTTCTCACCATCATAGCTGTTGTCTGCTGTGTTCTTCCAATCAATAGTGGTGTCAAGGCCATCCATATCGTCATCCATAACCTCGTGCATATTCTTCTTTGTAATCTTAGAAGCTGGAACACGGAACGCCAACTCAGTCTTTGGCTTATCCATCCCGTCCTGTATCGGCTTGAAGAAAAATGGATAGTTGTTGGCTATCGGTACAATCTTATCTACAAATAGTTTTTTAGCATCACCTCCTGTCTTTGACAACACCCCAAGCCTAGAGTCCTTGGCCAACGTTCCAACATTTACAGACTCCGAAGCACCCATAAATGAAAACCCTGAACGCCTAATCTTTAAATAGCACATTCCAAAACATCTCTTATCCGCCTTGCAGGCCTCCCAGTATATGTAGAATATTCTGTTGGCCTCCCTAAAGTCAGGATACCCAACGTCAATCTTAGTCCACTGCAAGTACATGTAATGAGAACCTGTAAGATAGGTTGGCTCACCATGGTTCATATACCAAAAACCATTCTCCCGATTGTCAAACTCCTGCTCGATATAGTCAACCCACATCGACTTAAAGTCGGACAACATCTCATTCCATTGGAAGATTGACTTTATTCTATGCAGTTGTCTAGGATATTCCTTGCGTTCCCAATACTGCTCGTCTTTCTTTTTGCTCCTAGAGTATACATTCTTGGGTTGTTCGGGTAGACCTATAATAAGTCCATTAATATTGTAAACCTCCCCTAGCGTACCATCTTTTGAGATGATTATAATATCATACTTCTCATCGTAGCCATACTTCCAGCTCTTCCCCTTGTTCTTCTGTCTTATGACTTGCTTGGGGATGCCTGAGTCTACAACTCGATATAAACTATTTTGACCTTCGTTCAGCAAAACCTCTAGTTGAACTTTTAACTTCGTTAAGTGCCTCTTTCTCTGCCTCGATTCTTGATAGTATCTCGAACGCATCGAATATGGCTAGTTTCTTTGTTGCGGCAGCATTCTTCAGCCTGTCAGCAGCAAGTTCATCATCAGGATCTGGCTTGATGATATTTTCCTCAGCCACCTTGATGAGTTGTTGCACGGCCTTATAACCTGCATCAATAATTTTTTTCTTTATCTCTGAAGTGTTCGCTGTACTTTTTGTCCCAGCTCCAATCTCCTGTTTTTTCGAATTGCTCATAAATCCATATTGCATCAGGGCATCTCTGCCATCTGTACTTTCCTTTTATTCTTTTCAATTTGCATCCGCATTGAAGCCACCTTTCTACTTTTTCCACTGAATCGTAATGTTCTCGGTAAACATCCTGTACAGGTCCTCACCATCTATCTTAAACTCATATTCGCTATCAGGCTCAAAAGATATCCTGTCCCCAACGCTAAGACCTAAGTCAACGAGCTCCTTATTAATATACTTAATCTTACCAATAAGTGGCTGATGTGAGAGCGGATTAAATAGCCAAGATTGCTCAGGTCCTACCGGCTGTATGAAGCAATATTTGCCTGGACACTTCCAGTCAACGCCATCATGGTATAAGAAAAACTGATCGTGGTCAACCAAGAATAGGTCGTCCTTGAAGAAACTCTTACCACTCCTGTGGTTACCCTTCATGTCGTAGTATGTTCTGAAAACATTGTGGTGCACCAAGATAGTATCACCGACCTTTACGTCGCCATCATAATTTATTGGAACGGAGAGAACCTCTGCCTCTCTGTTTGTAACCATATGGTCTTCAGGAGATATACTTAAAATAAAATCAACGTCACCTATCTTCTTTGTGTTGTTGTATCTCCGTCCGCCTTTAGGTTTAACTAAAAACGAATGAATTGATTGCATTTAAAAATTTATATTATATTCTACGGACACAGGCATTGTTGGCCCAAAAGACTTCCAAAGCAGAACCTCGTCACCCCTTTGAATCCATATCTTATACTCAGCACCCTCCAAGTCTATAAGATGTATTTTATATCCACCACCTAGCACATCCTGTCCAAGGATATAGTGCATCGCACTACTCTTGTAGTCCGCCCCTATTGAAATTTTTCTGATTTGCATTACTGCTTCTTGAAAATGCCAATACTTACAGCAGGAGAAACAGATGTGCCACCATGAGCAAACGCAGTTGTAGATGATGAAATAAATCCTGCATTTGACGCAGCTTCAGCAGCGATGAAATACTTTAGTGTTCTTGGAGCTGCTCCTGAACCTGTTGATGGAACTTTAAGAAAGAAAGATAATTTAACGGGGTCCAAGACAGTAGAAGCGGGTAATATTTTAGTGAATGAATGAGACGTAGTCGAAGAAACACCTCCATATTCTTGCAACACATGTATTGTAGAGGCCGTGCTACTAACATTACCTACCTGAAAAAACAAGTTGATAAAATAATCCCCACCTGTTTTTATAGTTATTGTTCCATCGGCTGCTAAATCAACATTGGTTGTTGTTTGAACAGAACCAAAAAGAACTTGAGCATTTCCTGAAGTAAGTCCAGGGGCTAAAACTTGATTAACATTAGTGCTAGCAGCAAATGTTGAATCATATCCTTGTGCTAAGGATAATGCCGTTAAGTCTGAAACTAATACTTTCTTGGGGTTTCCGCTGTCGCTAGTGTCTAGAGATAATAAAAAATCGTCTGTTGCCGCCGTAACAGCCGAAGGAGTCTTTAACACATCTGATACTGTAAGTCTTTTTGGTGTATCACTATCATTTGTGTCTAGACCAATTAACTTGTCATCTATAGCTGCTGTAGCAGAAACAGGAGATTTCAAAACATCAGACACCGTTAATCTTTTTGGCGTATCACTGTCATTTGTATCTAAACCAATTAACTTGTCATCTATAGCCGCTGTAGCAGAAACAGGAGTCTTTAACACATCTGATACCACAAACTTCTTAGCGTTATCACTATCGCTAGTATCTAACCCAATCAACTTGTCGTCTATAGCTGGAGTATCAGATGATAGTGCTCCCAACATTGGAGTCGCCATAGACCCTACCGTTACTGTCTTAGTGTTGTTTTCATCACTAACGTCTGTTGCAACCATGTAATCTGCACTAGCAGGTGTTACCGTTGGATACTTTGAAGTGTTAGATATTTTCCCCATTTTTTACTTTTTCGTATGTTCTCATTCCGCTTAGACCAAGCATTGTTACAAGGACAGTTATTAAATGGTCCATCTGCACAGGCTCTCCCAAGCGTTCTGTGAAGATAACAATAATATCTCTAGCGATAAAGTTGTATAAAAGTGCCAACCCGCACACCCAACCTATAGTCGGTCTCCAGCCAGCACGAAACATCTCCCAACCTTTACTCTCCAGAATTGAGCTCGTAAAGTCTTTCATCTAGTTTGTCGATTTTAGTATTCATTACATCAAGCTGTCTTTGAATTCCGTCAAGAGAAACTTTAATCTCTTCAGCGGATACTTCTTGAGGAGGCAACTTCTTGGCCTCATCTATTTCAGCTTTCAATTCAAAGTATGCCACGAATACTGAGAATATAATTCCCATTATCCATACAAAGGTTGACATTGGCATGCCGACAACGGTCTCTTTCGTTATCAGTTTCATGCCCTTAAAATTAATACTTTTTTACCATTGTAAAAACTTAGGCGAATAGTGTATACCCACACCTATGTAATGCCTTGGTTTGCCCGTTGTTGTGATGCCTATGCCTGTCTGAAAACCAACGCCAAATGATTTTCGTACCTTAACGAGTTGCTTCGGTTCTACTAGTATAGCGTTGGCATTATTGAACGTAACTCCTGGGTAGTCAGTTCTCATTCTAAAGAATACCTCGCCTGTCTTATTGTTCTGCTCTACCGTGTTCTCAACCCATATGTCCTGCTCCAAGTTTATTATAGCATCTGCCACTACTACGCCATCAGTAGGTATAGTCACCTCGATGGATCTGTTGCTCTTGCCGAACGTATCTGTGCGCTCCACATATATCTGCTTATAGAACGTGTCGGTGTTTACTATAGTAATGGTGTCATATATAAACGCAGGGACTTCAATAGTCTCTCGTATCTCTGTTGTCTGATTGGTTATGGTTACCGGTGGTTGAGATCTGTCTACTGATATGCTGTCGCCTAGCTCATCCAGCTTTAAGTTCAGTGCCCTGATATCAGCAGCGTACATTCCATCGTCATCCATGTAGTTTCGGATAGTGTCTAGTAGCGCAACATTATTATTATTGATTCGCTGTATCTCCTGCTTATACTCCTTCTCTTGCTCACACTTGTTTAATAGCATAAACGCAAGGAATATACAGAACATATATGGTATCGCTTCGTTCCAGTTAATCCTCTTCATCCACCCATCCTGAGTAAACAACGAATTGACCATCTACAGTGTAAGTGTATTTGCTGATAATAAACTCATCATCAGGTAGCTGA